ATGGAACGGTTGAAGCAACAGACACGGAAGGCCTTTAGCACCATGGAAACGCTTCTCAGCATCAAGTCCGATCTGGTCAGAACAGCCGATCATCTGGAAAAGCTCAGTCAGGCCATGAGTGGCCACGCCAGGTTCATGGAGGCGCGTGCCAGTTCGCAGAGCGAGATTGATGTCACGGCGCACATCAGGTCCATCAATGTGGTAGCAGACGAGTTGCGCGCTGTCGCTGCAAAAATCGACGACATTGGAGGTGCTAGCTTCAGCTGAACCTGAGCTTCACCACTTTGCTCAGCGCCCAGCCACTGAAGACGTAGAACGCATCCAGGTAGAAACGCCCCGCGTAGTTGGGCAATGGCGCGTGATTCAACAGCACATCCGGGTCGGGCGTGGGTGGGAACAAGGCATAAAAGCCGTTGGGCAGCACCGCCAAGGCCAACAATAGCAGGTAAGTCGATGTTTGCAGCAGGGTGCTACGATTGCTGAACCTGGCGGCACCCTTCAGCCCGTAGTACGCAACCAGGCCGGCAACGGGCAACACCCAGAAATGCGTCGGGATCCCAATGAACATTTCGGCGACTGCGCTTCTTGCTTCCACCCAGTGTTCTCCATCCAAATGCGTGGATTATCGCGGGCACGGCAGGCAAATGCAAAACCAGCACTGCCCAGTTCAGGACTGCCACGTTCGAATTAGAACGGCGGCAGGGCCCACCAGCAAAAAGCCCGCTCTCGACGGCGGGCATTTTGTCTCTGGCGGTTAGATGATCATGCTTTTGAACACATCAACGCGGCATCCAGCAACCTCCCATGGTCGTACCAGGCATCACGTTGATAGGCTGTGAACTGATGCTGGCCTGCTGTGCTGCGCAACTCCACAAGGCCATCTGCCTTGCTGGGGTCGGTGCTTTCGATGAACAGTCTCACCGAGTTATCGCCATCAACCTCGTAGGTTTTCACATTCCCGGGCAGTTCACCCTTCACGCACCCCAGATACGCGGGTGGGCTCTTAGCGGTGCTGCCAGAGGTAGAGTCATGACTATCACGCACGTCGGGGTTTTGTGCGCACCCGGCCGTGAACAATGTGGCGAACGTGGAAACGAGTAATGCACCTGCTACCGATATTGAGCTCTTCACGCGACACGCCCCTGCTGCCCCCTCGAGAACTTAGGAAAGTGTTGCCAAGTAGCACGCCATTTTTTAGTTGTCGTGAGCCATATTACTGCTCAATGACAGCCATGCCATAGGTTCATTTGCTATATGGGTTCAGGCTGCATTGGCGGCGCAATAAATGTCCTCTTCTACAGCTTGTCCTGTGTCCGCCAGGTCTTCAAGTTTGGGCGCCGCGCTCCCCGCCCGCAGTTTTATCTGAGGTTCAGGACGGCTGGCGTCGCATAGGCATAAGCAACTACAAATGCCCCCAACCCCGAGTATTACCGTACCCACTCTCGGGGTCAGGCAATGGCCTTGAGAAAGACCAAGGTTGCCACCAGGTCCAGGACCAGTACAGTTGCCACAACGAAAACCATGTAATAGCGGTCATCCTGAGTCATGTCGGCGCTCTCCGCGTGATCAATGTCTCAGGAGCAAAGCAATTACCGTTCCAGCACCGATGCCCAGCCAACGGCTGCCACTGCGCTCAAACGTGGCGATCTTCTACGATGCCTTTACCTGACATACGCCGTTGGCTTTGTTCTTGCCGGTATACGATACGTCGGGCGAACCGTCGGGGTTGATCGACAATGAAACAGTCACCCCGCTGCCTTTGGCTTCGAAGTAGTTATCGTTGAACTTCTTCAGCTTCCCTTCCTTGCCATTGATATAGATCGGCCCACCTTTGTCCGCATGGACCTCAATGTTGCCGGGGCACGTTGCGTTCAGCAGTGGAATCCCGGCCTGGGCCGCGCCCGATGCCAGCATCAAGGCAGCCAGCAATAAACGTGTCATCTCACGCTCCTTAAGTGAATTGATCGTGACAAAAGCAATAGAGGGCCATCATAGCAACCCTCTGCAGTATGCGCTCGCGGGCTAGTCTAGACTGAAATGGCCATCCACCACGGAGCCAGCAGATGCAACCCTCAATCTCTGCGCAGCCTGTCCCTCATGAAGGTCTTGAAGATGTTGACCATCTCAGGTTTCACCGCGCCCATGAACATATGCACCACCCGTTTGGTAACGATGCTTTTGCCCGCAGGGCGGAAGCTTTCGCGCGCTTCTTTGGCACGCCGTTGTTTCTAGGGTCTCAGTCACTGGTGGTTCTGATATGGATGGGGATCAGCCTATCGGGGCTGTCAGCGTTCGATCCCTATCCCTTCATTCTATTGAATCTGGCGTTTAGTCTGCAGGCGGCCTACGCGGCCCCTCTGATTCTTCTGGCTCAAACCCGCCAAGCCGACCGTGACAAAGCAACAGCCGAAGCAGATGCGCGACATCGAGAGGCGATTGCCATGGCCAATCAACGACGTCAACGGGACGCGGAGATGCAAAGCAAGCAGCTTCTGCAGTTGCTGGAGCAAAACACACACCTCACAGAAGTCACAAAGCAAATGAGTGAACGGATTGAGCTCCTTACATCGCAGATGCACGCGCATTTGCTTGCGTCCTCAGTGCATGCGCCTTTGGGTAATAACGATTAATCCCTTACCCCTGCAGTTGCCTGCGGAGCGCTGTTTCGTCCTACCTCACCTCATTCGCAAAGCGGCCAACTGCCCCGACCACTTGTTTAGCGCCGCTTTGAATTTCCAGGATGACGGTGCCGGCTTCATTAGCCAATGCCAAGCCTTCCTCAGCTTTTGCCCGGCTGCTGAATATTTCGCTAACGGCTTGATCCGCAAGCGCCTGGTTTTGTTGGACCACGCTAACGATTTCCTCGGTGGCCGAACTGGTGTGACCAGCGAGTTTGCGCACCTCATCAGCAACCACAGCGAAGCCTCGACCTTGCTCACCCGCACGCGCGGCTTCGATAGCTGCATTCAGTGCTAGCAGATTCGTCTGCGAAGCAATTCCGCCAATGGTTTTAACGATAGAACTGATCAACGCAGACTGTTTGCCAAGCGCTTCGATGCTCTCGGTTGCCGCGTTCATTTGTTCAGCGATACTGCGCATGGTCTCCACCGTTCGCGTCACGACCACAGCGCCACGCTCCGCGCTCGAATCCGTTTGCCGGGATATGGCGTACGCGACACCCGCTGCATCCTTTACCTCTTGCTCGCGTGCGACCTGGTCCGTCACGACACTCGCAAACTTCACAACTTTAGACAGCTTGCCCTCAGTGTCATGTACAGGGTTATAAGTGGCCTCGAGCCAGATAACACTTCCACGGCCATCGACGCGTTTGAATCGGTCTGCAACGTACTCGCCACGGTTGAGCGTCTTCCAGAAACTTTCATACTGGGGCGATGCCGCTTCTTCGGCAGGGCAGAACAAACGATGATGTTTTCCTGCAATTTGGCCTAATGAGTAGCTCATGGCATCGAGAAACTGCTTGTTGGCTGTGATGACGGTGCCATCCAGGTTAAATTCAATGACGGCAGTGGACCGAACCAGCGCCTGGATCAGCGCTTCATTTTCCTTCGCCTGCTCCACGGTACGGGTGATTTCACTGCCGTAACCCTGGACATGGCCAAGGCTCGCGTCGTGGTCTCGAATAGGGAGCCAATAGATTTTCAACCAAGCAAGCGTGCCGTCCGCGCGGAGGTAGCGATATTCGTCATTGACGGGTTCAAAACGCGCTACAGCTTGATTGAACGCGTGAAAACAAGGCAGGTCTTTAACGTACGGCGGCACGATCTCCGCGAGCGGGCGCCCCAGCAGGCGCTCCTCAGAATACCCCAAGGTTTCCGAGAACTGTCGGTTAAATGCGCAGATACGAAACTGTGCATCCAGCCTTATGGTGAGCATGCCTCTGTCCATCTGCTCGACCTGCTGACGTAACTGATGCAGCTCCGCGCTCTGCTCTTGCAGCATTTTTTTGAGATTGCGGTTGAACATGACAGGCTCCAAGTGTGCTGGGTAAGCAATTATCGAGATGGGCCCATTGTTCTAGAGCATCCAGTCAATTTTTAATTGCAGCATGATGGGTATACGGGCGGGGTGATGAAAAATTCCAGGCCAGCAGATAAATTGCTACAGGCTTGGACGCGCGGCTGAACGCACAACATTGCAGGTGTTTAGGGACACTGCTGAAAATCACAGATTCCTCTGCGATTCTGGATCACGCGGGTAGCGAAGGCTGAGATCTCTGGCTCAAGAACTGAAGCCAGGCATCATGCGATTTCATCTGGCAGACCACGGCATCATCCCAGATAGCGCCGTGGATCTCACCCGCAGCAACCAGGTACATGAGCCTTGATGTACAGGCTTCCAGATCAAGGAGCTGCCGATGAGCCGTGAAGCGAAAATCAACGTTGCTTGGCATCTGGAGGTAAGGCCTGAAGGACTGGCTCGTGGACACGGGCCGATGTTCCTGTGTAATCAATATGACATCAAACCCCAGCGGCCGCATGCCTTATCGCAGATTCGCCCCCGTGATTGGACGACTCAAAGGACCGATGTTGGAAAACGCAGTAGCCGCCTCACCCTCTGGCGCTGCCCGCCAGCGCCTCAACGCTTGCCGCCGAGGACGGGCGGCAAGGCGGTGAAGAACCAGTAGATCCCAGTTCCTAGCACCATGGTCCACCGGCTTGCCGGGTTGAGAAACATTCCGACCACCCCAAGCGCGATCAGCGTCACGCCAGCCCACCGCCTGCGCCTCGGGTTGAACCATCGCTGGAACGCCCGAAGCCTCTCACCCAAATGCATCACCACTCTCCTTTTGGTAGGCGACGAAGCATATCAGCTGCCTGCCGCATGTACCCACACGTCGCTGCCCGCCAGCACTTCCTCAAACCAAAACGCCGCCTGATGAGGCGGCGTTGACTGAAGCACGGACGTTACCAGGTCTTCGGCTCTGACTTCTTGTAAGCGCCACTGGTCATGCACTTTTCGACCAGGTCTTCGCGCGCCTTGTTGTCTGGAAGCGTTTTCAGATAGTCGGGCTGACAGTGCTCGCCAGTCGGCTCGTAGGCTGCTGTGTCGACAGCATCTTCTTTGCAGCCCGCCAGAACCACTGCAGAGAATGCGGCGGCAGAGAAGAAAACCAATGCTTTGCGTGACATGAGCTCAGTCCTTTGAAGTGGTCGGGCGTTATAGCAAACCTCGACCAGCATCGCAAAGAACGCCCCTCACCCAGGTCCAGCGAATGGGCACACTCCGGTGCATGGCGTCCAAATCCCTGCACCCGGTCAGCCCCTTTGTGTTCCAGCCGAGCAAAGTTGGGCTGTGGATCAACGAACCAAGTGTTACAATCCGCCACTTCAAATCGGCGCTCAACGCGCTGAACATCCGTGAGCGCCGCCAGTACGACACCCGCCACACCTATGCGACCCTGTGCCTGATGCCTGGTATGAACCCCGCGTTCATTGCGAACCAGCTCGGCCACAGCGTCGAGATGTTGCTCTCTACTTACGCGAAATGGATCAGCTCCTCCTCGGACTGGAGGGAGCTGGAGAAGCTGCCGCCCCGAGTCGAATTGGCCCAAAATTGGCCCAAACCTGACGCGAGGGCCTAAATACACCTCTGGAACCCCCGCAGGACAAGCACTTGATTTCTACCGCTAACATCACCATGCGGTTTTTCAGTGGTGTTTGGCGGTGGCAACGGGTTGATTTCATTGGCCCAAACACCCCTCCAACACCCCTCGATTCGACATCAGTGGTATCAGAATTGGTATCGCGTTGCAGCTGCCGCCAATCGTCCTCTATCGACCCATAGCGGACATCTTTAGCTTGGGCTGCTTCGCAACCCACCGGCGGTGGGTCCGATTCTCGGCCTCCACTCTTAGAAACCCCGTAGATTAGCGTCTACGGTTTTTTATTGAGCGGCATAAAGTATGCTCTACAGGCATCTTATGTCGTCCCTAAAATATTTTTTGTGTAATAGGCATTCACAGTGGTGGGATTGTCGTGCATCATGCGAACGAGCCTAGGTTACAACATTCTGTAGTTTTAATGGAAGTGAGAAATATATCATATGGATAAGAAGAGTAGTCAAACTGCTGACGGAGTGGTAAAGCTTCTGTACGGAATTGTTTGTAGCGCTGTCGTAGTAGTGTTTGCTGTGTTTTCTTTTTACTTTTACAAATTTGGTGCCTACTCTTTAAGTGCGGACCGTGGTGATTGGGGCACGTTTGGCGACTATTTAGGTGGTACCCTCAATCCGATTCTAAGTTTTTTTGGGTTGATCGCCTTGCTTTTAACCATCGTGTTGCAAGGGAAGGAGTTGGAGTTAACAAGGCGAGAGCTACAGCGTTCCGCAGAGGCGCAGGAGCGCACGCAAGAAGTGCTTGATGAGCAGTCTAATACGCAGATAAAACAACAGTTTGAGGGCACTTTTTTTGCACTACTTGATCAGCATAATCGCTTATTGAGTGATATCAGCAAATCAAGCGTTCTGTATGAGTCGATAATAGAAAAAACGCTTTTGAACGCTACCGCAACTGGAGTGGGTATTGCTGACGGTGGTGATCAGCATTATTTTATTTTTCGGAAAGTAATTAACTATATTAATATAACTAGGGAGCTCCTAAAGTTTAACTTTTATAACGCCCCTGGTGGTGATATTGGCCCATCCTATATAGGTAATCTTGAAGAGGCTCCCTATCCGACACGAAGTGAGCGGGTATATGCGGACATTGTCAAGGCTCATCTGACTGATGAGGCTGCTATTCTTATTTCAATTTATGGGGCTTATGAGGCTAGGTTAGATGACCCTCTGGGATCTTTGTATTCACTCGTAAAAAGATATGATATAGCCCAAGAAATTCGAATCCTGCCGGATAGTCCCTTTCTTGAAATCCTGCTTGAGATTAACGGCGAATACCAAGACGAGTATTCCTAACCCCTATTTTTCTTGGCCCAAACTATTCTTGAGTTCCTAAAAAGCCGCGCCATAAACCGCATTCCACACTACCGAAAAGGGGACAGATTTATTTTTCTATCACTGTCCGCTTTTGGCCGGTAGCTGCCTTTCGCGAAGGGCAGCTATGGGTCGAAAGCAGCCGGTCGCAAGAGACCGGCATCGAATCCGAAATGTGGTGGTGCACCGGTACCCAGGCCATGAAATATCCCGAGCAAACGACATCGAGCGCTACGCTCGCCGGGCCCAGATCATCGGCTATTACCTGTTCGATGTGCGCAACTGCCAGTAATGCAGCAGTAGCGTGAGATTCGACGCTCAGGCCGCGCCACAAGCGGCCTGCGCATCCGACCTGTCTAATACGGCTCACCCAGTTTCAGCGACCTTAGCCCAGTAAAACCGAGAAGCTTTCGAGCAGTTTTAGACAGCCTCAGCCCCCCCACCCTGGCGTTCTGCCAACGATGATCCGGCCAGGCTCATCACTCCCCATCCCCTCCCACGATTCGTACTTGAACAGGCCGATATGATAGGCCTCTTCGAACTCCATCAGCGCCCAGTAACGAGCGGCCTCGGACAGCTCGAGCATGTCGACCAGGTTCTCCGAACTGACTTCACGCCGACGGTGAGCGGCATAGGCCATCTCATCGAGTACAGCGGCGCGCCCGTCTGGATCGGTTACCAGGGAAAACTGGTCGTTCAGCTCATCCAGCCACGCTTTCGGTATCCCGGCCATCATTCTGCCCTGCACCACCAGGACTGCGCATACAGCACGCCGTCGACCTCCTCCACCCCGTTGATGTTGATGCCGAGCTGGGCCATGCCGTTGACTTTGGCATCGTGAAGCCGCGGGATGATGTCGGGCCCCGGGGTCGGGTTGAATACCCAAGCCTGGGTGGCCACCCGGCCCAGCGGCTCGCTGTGGTGGTCACCGATGTGGATGTCCGCCCGCAGAGGTGTAATCTTCCCAAGCTGGCTTGAAGGGATGGCCACGCCATTCTCGCGGCGACGCACAAGGAGGAAATACATAGGGCACCAATACTGTATATCGATACAGTATCGTATAGGCGGAGTTCGCGCCGGGCAATCGCCGGTCAGCGGATCAGTGCAGCGGTGGGAGTTCCTTGCCGCGCATCGTGGCAATCACGCGAAGCTGGTAATCGGACACCACCTGGAACAGCGACTCGGCCAATAGGCGCAACCGCTCGATCTCTTCGGCCGGCGCTCCGCGATCTTGCGCCTGGTGATACTCCCGCATGGCGTCGATCGCCTGCTGAATCAGCGGCTCGCCAGCCTCAACCATTCCGATAAACGTCCGCTTGTCCACTTCGATGTCCTGCTCACTTGGTCAGGCCATTATAGATCGACTCACACGCCAGCCCGGCTATTCGGCTTCGCTCAAGCGCTGCCGCGAGGTCTCCCGCCATTCGGTCAGACTCTTCAAGCAATCCCCCGAGCACCACGACGGCAGAGGTTCCTGCCTGGCGCTGCTGGGCAGCGATGGTGTCGCAGGTTGCTGCTCGGCCGGCGCGCAGTCGAGCGATTTCCCCGCGCAGCCCGCCAGCAGCAGACTCAGCAGCAGCGGCGCGGCCTTGGGCCAGTTCCAGTTTCTGTCGTGCACTCTCACCCTCCTCGTCCGCCAAAGCCTGGCGGCGCTGTTCTTCTGCTCTGGCTTGGGCTGCAGTGCGCCGGTCGCGCTCGGATACCTCAAGGCGGTAGTCGGAAAGCTCGGCGCGCGCAGATGCGGTCTCACCGCGGGCGGCGGCCGCCTCAGCCTTTCCCGCTCCCACGCGGATTTCCTGGCCTCCAGCCACCATAGCCAAGGCAATCAGCCACCAGCACCAGGTGGGCACCGCGGCCCGCCTGGTCATGCCAGCGCCCGCCGAACGCCTTCATCAATGATCGTCGGCGCGTATGGGTTACCGCCGTTCTCGTGGATGATGATGCTGACCACCATGCCGCGCAGCGTGGCCGGGTCCTTGATATTGATCGGGTCGGTGGTACGCACGCCCAGGCGCTTGGCCACGGTCGAGGCGTAGGCTTGGGTGTCGTTCTCGTTGCTAGGCGCCCATCGGTTGATGGTTTCGAGCACCGTATCAATGCCCTTCCCGCCCACACCGGGCATGCCGTCTTTGCTGCGGTAGTTGATCAGCAGCTTGCCCAGGGCGCGGATGCCGTTTTCCGGGGTGTCGAAGACGGCGAAGCGGCCGCCGGGCTCCTTGCCGGTCTGGCCCTGCCAGTCGTTGCGGGGGTTGTAATCGATATTGCCGGGGTTTTTGTTGCGGACACCGCGTGCGGTCATGGGGTTTCTCCGGGCGAAAAAAAGCCCGCGCTAGGCGGGCTTGGATTGGTCAGCTATGTCAGGCCGCGGGGACCGTTGCCGGCTCGGCTGGATCTTTTACGGTTACCGTGACCTTGGCGCTGTAGTCCTTCAGCACCTGCGCGACACAGACCTGGGCGGCCGGGAACTGCGTCAGGATCTCGCGTGCACGGGCGTCAGCCTCCTCCTGGGTGGCATAGCGGGTTTTGTTGGCGACTTCGTAGTCATTGCTCAGGTTGATGGCGACAAATGGCATGGGTTTTCTCCAGGCAAAAAGAAACCCGCACTCGGCGGGTATAGATTGAAGTATAGCGTTCAGGGTTTGGGGTGTTGCTGTTTGACCCTCAGCAGGGTCGTGTAGAACGGCTCAGCCTTCGGCATGGCACCTTGGTCCATCGCGTGCCAGAGCATGTCCAGCTGTTCCTCAATGGACGGGTACCCGTCCCGGCGCGCCAGGTCATAACTGACCGCGGGCGCGTAGGGCTCAAACTCGCCGTCTATGTACTTGAAGCGTCCCTGCGGCGCCGTGCCAAGGTGCAATACGCCGTCCGGGGCATGGTCATTCAGGTGCAGGCGCTGGGAGGTGCCCGACTGAATAACCACATTCTGCTGGTCCGTAACAAAGTACGAGACGACCTCATACGGATCGTCCCCATCCAAGGTCAATCTGTTCATCGTTTGCATACCACCGCAAGAATCGAGGCGCCGTTAGTGTTACCGGCGTGGTTTGAGGAAAGGGTGTAGGTGTGCGTGCCTGGCCCTGGGTAGTCCATCACTCCGCGGCTGGCGATGCTGCTCCCTTGCGGTCGCTCAACCCACAGCGCAACTCCGTTCCTGGTCATCGAGATGTCCGAGTAATAGGTTTGCGTGAGCGATCCGAGCAAAAACACGGGGTAGTTTCCGTCGAGCGTTACCGTCACGCTGACGGAGCTCGCAGATGCGAATGCACCTACAGGAATGGTCACGGCGTTACCCCGAATACGCAGCGTGTCCACCTCCGCATCCCCGATCTTCGCCGCCGTAATGGCAGCGTTGGCGATCTTGGCGTTCGTTATGCTGGCATCGCGGATATACGCATCACTGATGAACGTCTGGTTGCCGTACACAGCAAACGGGCTTGAGATCGCATCCCCTGACGGGTTGAGAATCGCAAACCGGCCAGCGAGGATCGCAAACGTTGACTGCACAGCACCCTTGGAGTTGTCGATGCTCAGGCCGAACCCGGCGACGTGCCGAATACCGTTGGCGGTCATCTGGACCTTCACGACCTCTGACGCATTTGCCACGCCATTAAGCTGAGTCAGCGTCGAGCTCACTCGCTGCACTGACGCATTCGTGTCCCCCAAGGACGATTGCGTGGTCTGGATCTGCTGGCTGAGTGCCGAGTCAGCATTAGTGCGCGCAGCTATCTCGTTCTGGATAGCTGACTGAGCGCTGCCAACCGATGTGTACAGCCCATCGATGCGCTGCGCCTCTGCCGTCAGCTTGTCGCCCTGCTGGGTGACCGTCGAAGTCAGCGACTCAACCACGCGGCTCGACGCCGACGGCCCGACACGGCCGACTGCGATCCAATCAACATCCCACACAGAATCGAGCGAATTGGCGAAGTCGAACCGCAACCGGCCGATGGTGCTATCCAACCAGTCCGTGCCGCCGACAGCCAGATTGGCCATGTCCCACTCAACAACAGCTGACTGGCCCACCGCGATGTTTGGGTTAGCCGCACTGGCTCGATAGGCAGACAAAATGCCGTGGGTAGTCGTTGAGTAGTAAAGTGTCCCCGTCCACGACGTGGCTGCACCGCCGCGGCGCGTTAACCCTACGCGCACCTTGGTGTATTGAGCACCGGGAATACTCAAGGTGAGCGCCCCGCTGCTGGTCAGCAACTGCGGATTGGTGCTGGTCGGCGTCAGCCGCAGCGAGCCTCCAGACACTGCAGTATTCGCATTGACGCCCACCATGCCATCGGCGCCGGCATCGAACTGCCAGTAGGCCCCGGGAGCTGGGTCGAGCCCGGATGCGCCCAGGCCGCTCTGGATTGCACCGACATTGTTGCTCAAGTCGATCAGGCTTGCGGACTGGCTGGTGTTAACCCCCTCAGCTGCAGCAACACGGTTGGTAAGGGTTTGCAGCGCGGATGCCTCGGCTTTGGTGGCAACCTGAGTGAGCGCCGACTGGGCAGCGGCCGCAGCATCGGTCGCCGCTTTGTCGGTGACCGCCACCCAAGCGCTGCCGCTCCACCGTTTCGGCGTGTTGGCGTTGTTGGTGGTATCGATCCACAAGTTCTGGCCAAGGCGATCCGCCACCGCCGGGGCAGCAGACTGGTACAGCACCTTGCCCTTGGTCCCTGCCGAATCAGCCGCCGCTTGTGCCGCCTGCTGCGCGGTCGTGACGTTTTGGTTGGTCACAGTCAGGCTGTTGTCCATGGCCGTGATCGCCTGACCCTGCGAGGTCAGCTTGCCCTCGGCATCCGTCACCCGCGAGTTAATACCCTGTACCACCGATGCATCAGCTTTGCCCTGGGCAACCGACAACGCATTGGCTGCCGCCGCAGCCGCATCGGTGGCCGCCTTGTCCGTGACCGCGACCCAGGCACTACCGCTCCAGCGCTTAGGTGTATTCGCATTGTTGGTTGTGTCGATCCACAGGTTTTGCGCCAATCGATCAGCGGCCGCAGGGGCTGACGCCTGAATGATCACCTTGCCTTTGCCACCCGCCAGCGTGTTTGCCGCATCGGCGGCCTGTTGGGCGGTAGTCACGTTCTGGTTGGTGGTGGTCAAACTGTTCTCAAGCGTTGTAGTCCTCCCGGTGACGCTGCTCAGCGTGCCGCCCTGCTGGTTGACGACCGATGTCAAGTTATCGACCGCTTTCGAGGTCGCACTGTTGATCGCAGCGTTGACCAGCCTGTTGTCTCGCCACCCGCTTGCACGAATGCCTTGCTCCACTTGGTACTGGTCAGCCTCGATAAAACCACCTGTAACACTGGCGCCGCCGTACACCACTATCGACGGATACAGCAGGACGGTGTCGGAGGTGGCAACGAAGGTCACAACCAGGCGCGCCCACTCCAATGTGGCATCCTGCCGGACCGACCCCCACGAAGCCGTGTTGCTGCCGGCGGCGTTCAGGTTGTAGACCTGAGCGAGCACGCGCAGCCCTGGGGTGCCCCGCACGTAGACGGACGCCGTGTAGGTTTTCCCAGGAGTGACCTTGAACCGCATGCTTTGCTTGACGTAAACACGCGCCCAGGTGCTTGGCGAGAGCCCAGCAATATCGAGACGCTGTGCAATGCCCGGTGCCACCGTTGAGGGAACCAGACTCGGTGCCCGTGTACCGGCGCTGCCGTCATACCACCAACCGTTGCCGATCCCTGGTGTACCGGGATCTTCTTCCTCAAAAGACGAGTTGTAGACCAGGTTCTCGCCACCGACATCGCCAATACTGTTGTTCAGCTCGGTCAATTGGTTTGAAGCGCTGGCCAGCCCTTGTTCAGTCAAAGAGACACGGCCAGTCAGCGCACTGGTGGCCAAGGCGTTGTTATCGATCTGGGCCTGCTCGGTAACATCTTCGATGGTGAAGAAGTCCACCGCCAGCTCACCACCAATACCGCTATAACCCGCGATCATCATCGGGGATACCCAAGCCACGCCGGACTTCATCCGCTTGGGATCGGCCAGTGTTCCCGCACCCGCCCCACCACCCTCGCTGCCGACGGTGTGACCTTTGACATAGGCCGTATGAGTAACCCACTCGCCCACCGGCTGCGGCCGCCCGTTTACAACCACATAATGCGAAGAACCAATGCCCACATTACCGAGGTTGTTTAAACGAGTTACACCGTCTTCGGCAAAGCCATCAAGTCCGGCATAGGTAACCGGGCTTCCATTGCCCGGGGTCAGTTGTTGAATGCGCACCGTAAGCTTGTACAGCCGCTCAGGGTCGAAGCGGATTTTCCGGGTCGAAGCGCCCCACCAGCTGGCATTGTTGGCTCCCCCACTCAGCGTCAGCGTAGCGCCGCTGGTATTGCCTGCAACGTTGGAAAACGAAGCTGACGCGCCTGCACCACTGTTGGTGGAAATCCATTTATCAAGCGATGCGTCAGAGAAAACGCTCTGGTAGATCTTGGCCGGGTTGTTGTCCAGGCTCTGAGCCAGGTTGGCGTTGATGCTGATCAACGCCTGTCCGTTGGCCGTAACCTGCTGGCCCTGCTGGGATACGGTCGACCCCAGCGTCTGCAGCGCCGAAGCGTCTGCCTTGAGTGCCACTTGTGACAGCGCCGACTGCGCCGCTGCCGCCGCATCGGTGGCCACCTTGTCCGTCACCACCTGCCAGGTCGTGCCGTTCCAACGTTTGGGCGTATTGGCGTCGCCCGTGGTGTCGATCCACAGGTTTTGTGCAACACGATCCGCCACGTCGGGCGCAGCAGCCTGCACGATGACCTTGCCCTTGCTGCCTGCCAGCGCGGCCGCGTTCTGCGCCGCTCCCTGCGCCGCCGTCACGTTGCCGTTGGTGGTGTTCAGGCTGTTTTCCAGGCTGGTGGTCTTGCTCGACGTACTAGCTAAGTCCGTACCCTGCTGGGTTACCTTGGCATTCAACGCTTCCACCGCTGTCGCGGTCGACGCCTGATTGCCACTGTTGACCTGACCGTTGTCGCGCCACCCGGTGGCCAGCGCGCCCTCCTCGATCTGGTATTGGTCGCCCTCGATAAAGCCGGCAGAGGCCGACGCGCCGCCATACACCACAAACGCCGGGTAAATTTGCGCAGTATTGGCGTCAGCGGTGAACGTGACCGAGAGGCGCGCCCACGTATCGCTGGCATCGACACGAACACCGGCCCACGAATTGCTGCTGACGCCGGCGTCGCTGACGCCATACACCTGCGGCAGAATACGCAGGCCGGCGGTGCCGCGCATGTACACCGAAGCGGTGTACGTCTTGCCGGGCACCACCTTGAACCGGCGATTGGCACGGCCATAAACTCGCGCCCAAGTGCTCGATGTCAGCCCTGCCACGTCAAGGCGCTGGGCAAAGCCCGGGGCCAGGGAAGAGACGACCAACGAAGGCACCCGGGTAACCGGAGCGCTCGCACTGTCATACCACCAGCCATCGGCCACCAGTGGTGTGGCGGGGTCCGGTGTGTCGAACGACGGGTTGTAGACTAGGTTCTCGCCGCCAACCAGCGGCAAGGCCGCATTGATCTTGGTCAGCGACTGCCCCTGCGCGCGGAGGTCCTGGCCGTGCTGGTTGACCTCATTGCTCAGGGCCTGAACGGTCGACGCTTCGGCCTTCTTGCTCACGCTGTCGGTGAGCGAGGTCAGGGCCAGGCTCTGCGACGTAAGCTGCTGGTCTTGTGCCGCGTCCTTTTGCTCAGTGGCCGTGACGCGGTTACTGACCTGCTGCAACGACTGAGAACTGGCCTTGCCGTCGATGCTGGTCTGCATCCCATCCATGCGGGAAGCCTGAGACGACAGCTTGCCCTCGGCCTCACTGACCCGGGTTGCCACGTTGTTGACCACGGTTGCATCGGCCTTCAAGGCAACCTGAGACAACGCCGACTGGGCCGCAGCCGCAGCATCGGTCGCCGCTTTGTCGGTGACCGCCAACCAGGTGGTGCCGTTCCAACGCTTGGGCGTATTCGCATTGTTGGTTGTGTCGATCCACAGGTTTTGCGCCAAGCGATCAGCGGCCGCAGGAGCTGCCGCCTGAATGATCACCTTGCCCTTGCCGCCCGCCAGCGTGTTAGCCGCATCAGCTGCCTGCTGGGCGGTGGTCACGTTCTGGTTGGTGGTGGTGAGGCTCGACTGCAAGCCACCGATCTGTGTCGCTTGTGCCGTGGCCTTGCCGTCCAGCGTGGATACGTCGGTTTCGACCTTGGACACACGCGAAGCCGTGCCGGCAGCCGTGACGATGGCCTGGCCAACGTCGGTCCAGTAGGTCGCGTTCGGTGGCGGGGTGTTCTTCGGTACCGCTTTCAGCGCCTGGTACAGCTTGCCGTCAGCCCCCAGCACTCCCTGATTGGTGGTGTAGGTCTTGTCTTTGTTGTACGGCAGCGAGCCGGCCAGCACGGATACCGAGTCGATTTTCTGCTGCAGGTCGGCCTTGGCGGCACCAACCTCCTGGCCAACCGCATTTACTTGCTGCTGCAGGTTGTCGCGGACGGCGGTGACCGAGTTGTTTACAGCCGCGACTGCGTTGTTGACCTCGGAAACCTGCTCGCTCAGGTCGCTACGCGCCGCCTCTACTCGCTCGTTTACCGATCCAGGGCCATTGCCATCTATAAGGTCGATCTTCTCGGTGAGCTGCTGACCAAGGTGGCTTTCCAGGATCTCGCCAGCGATCTGCTCAAGGATCGGCCCGGCATCGGCGCTGGCTGCGCCAGTTACGTACGTCCCCTCGACAGGATAAAACGGTCCGATGTTGCCAGACCGATCTACCAGACGCGCCCAGAAGTAGAAGCGCTGCCCGGCACGTAGGCCCTGCATGACATATTCATTCTGCGGGTACGCCAAGTCAGCCAGCTTGGTGGTCAGGCTAAGATCTGCACCCTCGCTGTACCATAATTCGGTGCGTTGCGTGTCTTCAGCACCCGCTGGAAAGCCCCATTTAATTCCGATGCCGAACAGCAGGCTCTCGGCTTCGAGGTAGGTGACCGATGGCGGCTGGCCTTCCTTTCCGGAGAGCTGAGTGAGAACAGAGCTTTTCCAGACCGAAGTGATGTCGAAAGCGCTCACCGCACGGACGCGCGCCAGGTAGGCACCAGCATAGATACCGACCACGTCGACAGATGCGGCCCCAGTGCGCTGCATGCTCACCCAGTTGCCATTATCCTTGCGCCACTCTACGTCGTAGGCGACAGCGCCATCCACCGCCGGCCAGACGATGGTCATGGTGCTGACCGCAATGCCTTGGTCGATCATGTGGGTGGACGACAGCGTCACGCTTGCCGGGGGCTGCACGGTGGCCACCGGGATGACGCTGATCGGGCGCTCGTCCAGCTTGGCACCGGTATCAATCGCAGCAAACTTGCTCGGATTGAACTCGAGCGCGGTGATCTCGTACTCACCCTCTTGGGTGCGCGTTGTCTTCAGCACCCGGAACAGCTGGACCGCCAGGTCGTGGTAATCGATTGCCCACTGCAGTTCCGGCTCGGGCTGCACGCCATACGCGGTGGTTACCGTCACCGCGCGGCCGACGACCGACTGCACCGTGCGTGCCTGGGCGGTGCCGTTCGGCAGGTTCAAGATCAGCCGGTCGCCAGCCTTGATCGGCGTGTCACGGTCCAAGGTCACAACGCGGCCGGCAGCCGCCGAAATCCGGCCGCCGTTTGGACGGCCCGCAACCAGCTCGTCTGCGACGGGAATGACGTAGCCAGGCAGCGGAATGCGCCCTTCCATGCCGGTCTTGAAAGTGACGGTGCGGTCCTGGCTGTTACTCAGCAGCGCCCACTTACCGCGGCGCTGAGCCTCGGACGCACGAGTGCAGCCGATGGCCGAAATCTCCACCGGACGGTCCCGGTACCGGCGCTGGAGAGCGTTGTCGGTGACCGGGATGACATCGGTGTCGTAGTTGTTGGCCGGATTGTCGTAGCTGACCAGGGCCCGGCTGTAATGGGTGTTACGCTCGGCGCCACCATAGACAAACTCACCGTCGATGACGTTGGCCCGGGTGAACACGTAGTCGATATCCTGGGCGCGCGGCATGTCTGCCTGCATGAACAGAGAGCCGTGAGCCCAGTACACCATGCCCCGGTAAATCCCCGAGAGGTCGCGCAGCAAGGTCCAGGCTTCGGCGCGGCCCTGAAGGTTCATATCGCACAGGAAACGCGGCTCCTGACCGCCCTGCCCGTTCGGCACCAGCTGGTCGCAGTACTGGGCGATGCGGTACATCTCCCATTTGTCGACCATCCACGGCTTGATGCGTTTGCCCAAGCCAAAACGGTCTTCGACGCACACCCCGTAGGTCACAAACGCCGGGTTGTTGGTCCAGGCCTGCTTGAAGGTGCCGTCCCATACGCCGGTATAGGTGCGGGCAACGGGATCGTAGTTGGTCGGCACCGGCCAGCGCTTGGCCTTGCACTTCACGGTTACCGCAGGGATGTTCTGGAACTGCTGGGCGTCGAACTCGATGTACAGCAGCGCGGTGTTCGGGTAGCGCAGCTTCTGGTCGATGATCTCGGTGTAGCCAGCGATGGTCATCGTGTCGGCCACGGTGCCGCTGTTGGCATTCGGAGTGATACGGCGCACGCGCAGCATCCACCCGGAGGTCGCCTTGGGCAAGTTCACGCGCACGGAGCGCTGATAGCCGTTGGTGGTCTTGCCGTCCACGGCACCGAGGTGTGCCTCGACGTAGGCGCCACCATCGGTAGCGATATCGATGGCGTACTCAATGCGGTAGCCATTGGTATTGCCACTGCTGTCCTGCTGCGCCAGGCGCGGCCAGACCATTCGCACGCGCACAGCCGAGAGCTGGGTGTTGCTCAGAGCACGGGCAAATGGATTGTCGCTGCGCAGTTCGACATTGACGGTGGTCTCGTTCTCGATCGCAGGGATGCCCTGGATGTAGTCCTGCTCGACCGAGCCTGAGCGCCATCCCCACCGCACCCCAGGGAAATTCACGCTGCCGTTGGCATCCATGATCGGGGTGTTATCGAGGTAGATATCGCGATCCGTCGGCTCCTCATCGAACTCCCCCTCCCCAACAGCAATCAGAATTTTGCCGATGTTGGTCGACTGGAGGCTATCCGGAGCCTCAACCGGCGTTTTCGGCTTGCTGCTGCCGCCCTTGGCGCCAGTGATATCAACGTGATCTGCTGGGCCCATGCTTTCCTCCGGGCAATAAAAAACCGCCCGGAGGCGGTCTGTTCACTGAGTTGGCGCTAGGCCTTATCTTGCGCCTCGATTGAAGCGGAGATGATTGCCCCGCCCCAGCGGCGCTCGCCGATACAGATCGGGACGGGGTTGCCGCTGGCGGTGGTGTTCTTGGCGCTGCCGAAGGCGTACGACGGCAGGTTTTCAGGGGCGGCGCTCTGGGAAAGGCCCTTGGCCTGAGGGCTGAGCATCTGGATGACGCCGCCTGCGGTTAACCCTATACCCGCACCTATAAGTGGCGCACCAAACGGAGTAGAGCTTAGGAACGCACCTGCGACGATCATGATGGCGCCAACGATCGTCTGCAGGATGCCGCCACGTTTACTGCCGCCGACCACTGGCACGATTCGAATTTCTCGGCTGCCACTACGTTCAAAGTCTTGAGGGCCTACGTTTTTGCCATTGCGGAATATCGCGAATCGCATCCCCAGGGAATCGAGTCTCTTCACCTCTTGCTCGAAACCCGGAAGGGTTGCCCTAAGCGCTGAAAACACCTCTTTTACGGTGCCAGTATCAATGAAGCGTCGATGAACCCGACCGAACCGCCGGACAAGAGGTCCGGATAGCTTGATTGTCATCAATTCGGCATTGAGTGCAGTTGTCATCCAATTTCTCCAGACATTAAAAAACCGCCCGAAGGCGGTTTGTCAGTTGTAATCGAGGTAGGGACCTATGTAGACACCACTCATGTCTCCGCTGATCCGGTAGAAGGTCTCCCTGCCGTATGCAACGCTGCCGGTAATTGAGCGGATGGCCATTCCTGCGCAGAGCCCTGAGCCAGCCAACCCGATACCCAGATTCGGTTGTCCCGGCGGCAGGTAGAAGGTTGCTTTTTGAGAGGGGCCAACCTTTGCCGACTTTTTCCCATCGATGTACACAACGATGTCGCAACCGGAGCCGAGCGCACCGGAGTCTCTCACAACAGTGAGTGCACCATCGCTCGATGCGGATCTTGCCTGGTAAGCATAGACCTCATCCCCAGGCACGGGCTGAGCTTGCTGTACTGAAACAACCGATGTCGTGCACCCCGCTAGCAAACCGAGCCCCACCGCCCCGATCAAAACTCGCATGTAACCCCTCCTTGTTGATGGCGGGAATCTACCACAGCCCCCGTGATCATCGACGCGATTCCTCGCATTCCGTTCTGAGCCTCTCCATCGCATCCGGCATCATTGGCGCAGTCATCATGGAGCGGTAGGTAATGCACTCGCGGGGTTCACCACGAACCATGGAGGCCTCGGACGAAGAGCAGCCTGCAAGCATACTGATTCCCAGGACGAAGATCAGAGTTCGCATTTGATCCTGCAATAACTACAGCAAGCCTTCAAAGCAGCAGCTCAGCACCTTGGCCGAACGAATAGCTATAGCCCAGCCAGAACGCGCTCCACTCTTCGTCACCCCATCCAGACCGACGCTTGACCTGCCTGAGGTCATGACGGGCAGCTTGTTTCGCGGTGAAACGCTTCCTAGCCTTCTCAAGATCGAGCAATGCTACCTTGACGCATGGCTCGCTAAAATCAACAAAGACATGCTTCAGGTACAAGCAACCATGCTGCCACCTTCCATGGTTTAGCTTGGCCAGTACTCGGCCATACGCCTCTAAAATCTCGAGATGCCGATGGCGTCCCACCGTTCTTTCTACCTTCTGGGCGTAGAAATCCTCCAACGACAGATAGCCGTCAAGAGCCGCCGTCAACATCACCGCCTGCCACTCACCGTCGAGTTTATGTATATGGCTGTGCAGGAGTGCCGGGGTAGCGACGCCCAATGATGCGGCCGCACGAAGGGCTTTTGCCTCGCGGGCGACTGTTGGATAGCCTAAAGGGTGGCGCAAACTCCGATAGACATGCCCGACTTGCTGCTTTTTGTAAAAAGTCAGACCGTCTAGCTCTATCCGCAACACACCGCTCTCGCCCCCTCTACGCACGTTCGGGGGCTCTACCCAAACTCCTGGAGCGTTGAGAATATCTCCTAGAGGCAGATTGGAAAGCCCCACATTAGTAGAGTTTATAGTCATAGAACACCTGGTAGCTTGGCGGCCGTTTGCCTGCAAGATCCAGAATATAACAGCTAAATCACAAGAAAAACGACGCTTAAGCATGGGGACAGAACTGACACAGTTCCTATCTACTGTGCCAATTTGGATGAAATACCAGTACCGCGCCAGCATTTCGCCATAGTAGCTTTGCACCTCCACCGAACCGCCCCGGTCCGTTGCCGGAAAGCCCATGGACTGGGGCGCCAAACCACAAGGAGAACCCCATGGGGCTCAAGCTACAGAACATCATTTTCAACCGCGCCGCCCAACCAGTAACTGCCCAAGTGATCCTCATGGATGAGCACAACTGCAACGTGAGCGTGAACATCAAGCTGGAAGGGAAGCCCGTCGAAGCATTCAACCTCGAAGAAATCGACAGGCTCGCCCGAGCGGCAGCTAAACATCTGGTAACTAACGCTTAATTTGCCTCGGGCAGTGAGCGCTCTCGCCGCCCTTGATTGGCTTGCTGCAGGATTTCAACCTGCTGCTGAAGGGAGGCAATGACCGATGCCAAGGAATTGATTTGCCCCTGCAGGGACTGAAGTTTCTGATGAGCAGCGTTCATGTAAGTTCCTGTGCGGCCAAGCCGCTTCATTTCGCGTCCCGATGACGCAACACAAGGCGCGCCCGGTCGAGCCATGGCCCGCCGAACACGATGATTTCTGATGAGCGCCCAAGCAGGTGGTGCAGCATGAAGGGGCCAGGGCCGAAGACCTGGGCCTGCTCGTCGGGCAACTGGGCGTCGCCGCCCAGGTAGATCCCCGCATGGTTCGGGTGCGCGGTGCGCCCTACGGCCATAACGATCATATCGCCGCGCTGCGGCTGACTGACCTGGTGAAAGCCCGCGGCCTCATAGGCTTGCTCGTAGAGGCTTGGGCCGTCTGCTTGCTCCCACCATCCCTCCTCCCGGGCATAGGTCGGGAATTCCAACCCCCACTCCCGCTTGTACCAGTCCGCGCAGACCTGCCAGCAGTCCCAGGCGCCGTGGACAAACGGCCGGCCCAGTAACGGCGTATGGCCGGTTGGCGTGATGGTGCGCAGGTCGCCTTCCGGCCATGACAGGATGTACCAGGGCAGGCCCGTGGCCTCACACATGGCCAGGTCACGCGGCGACGGTCTGCTGGTGGCGTCCGGATGTGAGTGCACGATGCCGATCACCTCGCCCTTGTCCTCGGCCGCCGCGAAGTCTTCCGGCGAGATACGAAACTCCTCGGCGGGATCGGTCGCGGTGTTACCGCATGGGATGTAGCGGTGGGAGCTGCCAACGGCGATGATCAGCCCGCAGCACTCTCGTGGGTATTCTGCCGCAGCGTGCGCCTGTACTGCGGCGAGGATGTGTTTGCGCATGATCAACTCCGTGCGATCAGGGATACAGCCGGGAACCCGCCAAACGGCAGTTGGTTGCCCTGCCCGTGGCGAACAGTGCACCCCGTGTCGAGGCAGCCATTGCAGTTGTCCTTGGCGGGGTCGTCGGTGGGATTGCCGTCAAGGTCGAAGTAGGGGCCGGTGTAGCCGCAATTCGGGCCGCGGTAGCCGGCGGTCATTGCCCAATGGCAAAGCTGGGTCATCTGACGCCCGATTGTCTCGCCGCCCACATCCCCCGGGCTAGCCAACTCCCAGGCAACCGTGGTGCCGTTCTCCGATACTTTCTGGTCGATGTACCAGACTTCGATCGCTTCCTCGGTCGGATCGGCCTCAGGGTTGCCTGCAGGGAAGTTTGCCGCGTCCAAGTAACGCGCCATGGTGTGGCGCATGGTCAGCTTAAACTCGAGCAGGTTGTCGAACGCCAGGCACAGCGCCGTGATCCTGCCGTTGACGTTGCCGACAGTCAGCGTCGGGCGTACGGCCGTACCATCCGAGTTCGCTTCAATGCCATCGATCTGCATGGGCCAAGCACCGTACTCATTGCCCTGCCACCAGATTGACTTCGCCGGCAACTGGTCGGCATTCGCACCGGCCGCAGCCAGTTCTTCGGGGGTATGCGGAATTGCATGGCCATGGAAGCGCAGCATGTCGGCACCGAAGTCCGAGCCATCCAGCTCGAACAGCAATACCTCGCTGCCAGGTTCTAGGGTCTGGATGTCCTTGATCAGTGACATGGTGGTTCCTTACGGATGAAATGCCCGCTCGAAAGTGGCGGCAACCTTGAATCGCCCGCCACCCACCGGGGTAGGCTTTGGATCCTTGCAGGTAAACAGCCCCAGATCACCAAGCGGCGTAGACCAAAGAAAGGCCTTGGCGCCACCGTGCCGGTCGAAGAACGCCATTACCTTGCGGACCTGAGCCTTCGTGCCGGTAACCGTGATGGGGTAGCTGTCTTCCTTGTTATTGGGTCCGTCGCCGACGACCTGTCGGTACCCGCCGCCGAAGCGTGACTCGCGGGTTCGGTAGCTGATCTCCGGCGTTTCCCCGCGCTGGGTTGGCCAGCTAAATTTTTCGATGGCCATCAGCGCCTCCCGCTGGTATTGCGATGGCTGATGCCACCAGGACGCCATGAGTCAGCGACCGCCTTCTCGGCGGCCATCTGCATTTGCTTTTGCATGTTTTGCTGGAGCAGTGCTTGATCGAGTTGCATGCCCTCGTTGCTCCTGTCCTCCATGACCAGGCTCACAGGGGCAGATAGGTTGATGAAAGCGGTGGACTGTGATCGTCCAGAAACCTGCCGAGGGACCGGCATTGGCGATACCAAGCCACCGTCTGCGTAGCCGCGGCTATTGAGGGCTGACAGGTAATCAAGCATTCCAGGCTGGCTGACAACCTCACGGCGCAGTACAAACTCACCGGCGTGCACTATGCCGGCAGGGTCATATTTGCCGCCCGCACCGGTGTAGCCGCCGTCCGAGAACCCGTACGCAGACGAGTAGCCAGCTTGGGAGGCTCCAAGGTTGGAGGAAACAGCGCCCGCCGAGCCGGCTTCCATACCATTACCCCCGCCACCGCCAAAATAGGCGGACACCGCAGTGGCGCCCCAGCTCGCCAGGCTTCCCAGCAGCCCAGATGCAGCCTGCTGGGTCGCAATACGCGCCATATCGGCAAGGATCGACTTGGTGAAGTCTGCGAACGAAAACTTGCCAGTCATGGCGAAGTTCACGACCGCGTCCTCCATCGAGCTGAAGGCGTTGGTGAACAGGGATCTTGTCTGCCCCGCGACATCCCGAGCCTGTTCCAGGTAGTTTTGGAAGGCCGACGATGCCCCCTTGCGCCAGTCGCCTTGGGCGGCGGTCATCTGGTCGTAGTTGGCGATGGTGGTTTCCTGCAGGTCCTTCTCGGTCTTGTTCAGGGCCGCCAGCTTCTGGTTGTACTCATCCAGGCTCATGCCGCGAGAGCCGTCACCGTACTGGTTGGCAAGGTCCAGGCGCTGCTGGTTCATTCGGTCGGTGATGCCGTTCTGCTGATCCTGCAAGCCGCGCTGACGATCACCCAGGCCAAGCCCGTCAGCGGAGCGCTGTCCCTGAAGCCTCAGCGCTGTGACCTGCTGGCCGAGCGCGTCGGTGTAGGTCTGCACTGCCCTCGCCTGCTTAGCCAGCCGGCCCTGCTCGTTGGTGGCATGCACCGACAGTTCGGTATCGGCATCCTTCTGCGCTTTGACCATTGCTGCGCGGGCATCGGCGATCTTCTGGTCAAGCTGGATTCGCTGCTGCGCGCTGGTGCTGCTCCGTCCTTTGGCCTCCTCCAAGGCTTTGATCTCGGCCTCGTAGGCGTCAGTGACCTCGGCCTTCTGCTGCTCGATGATGGCGGCGCGCTGGGCGGCATACGACTCCTGCGAGATGAGTCCGGCCTTCTGCGCCGCGTCCAGCTCCTTCTGGTGGTTTTTGTATTCGGCCAGGATGGCAGTCAGGGCGTTCTTCTGGTCGTTGAAGCCGGAAAGGTCGACGGACGTGGTGCGCCCGCCGGTGTCCTTGAACTGCTTGGCGATGTCAGCCTGCACCCGAGCGATGTTCTCGGGTTTCAGCCGCTCATCATCCGGGTTGACTTTGCGGATCGCTTCGAGAGACTTGGTGTACTCCTTCAGCGCGTCCGCCCGCTTTTCTGCGTTTGTCCTGGCGGATTTCTCCACGGCGTCGATCTTGCCGATCGCCACGATGGCCGCCTGTTGCCGTTGAGCGTCCAGTTCCTGAGCCTTGGCTATCGCCTGCTGCGTGTCCCGCTGCTGGATCAACCCCTTCAGCTCAAGGCTGGCGTTGGTGAGCTTCTTCTGAGCATCGCTGTCGTCGGCATCGGCATTCACAGCGCTCTGTGCCGCAGCGATCTGGCGCTGCAGGTCGACGATCCGACTCGCGATGTCCTGGTCTCGACCAATGTTCTTGACCGAATCGACCGTGGCAGCAACCTCGCCACGCAGGGCCTTCCATCCGCGCTCCCAGATGGACAGGTTCTCGGTGACCTCCTTGCTGCGATTCTTGATGGTGTCGACGTATGTGTCGGTGAGCAGCTTGGTGGCGCCGATGGTGTCGCCCTGCTCCTTCAGCGCAACGATCTGCGAATAAGTCGAAGCCGTCAGGAAGTTGTACTGCTCGTTGAGATCTTTGGCGGCGGCCACCGGGTCTTTGCCGATCTTCACGAACTCGGCAACTGTTTCCTCTACCGCCTTCCCGGTCGCCGAGCGCCACTCCAAAGCGGCTTCGGTGATCTCGACGAAGCTGCCAGCGGCGATCTTGCCACTGCCGGCCAGCTGGGTGAGTACCTCGGCCGCGGCGCCGGTGGTACCGACAGTCGCGGCGACCTCGCGCGCCATGCCGGAAAGCCGGTCCGACGTCGTGCCGGCCGCGTTGCCGGTGGTGATCAGCGCTTTCTGGAAACCGACCGCCTCTTCGCTGCCCGAGTAGTAAGCATATCCGAGCACGCCGACCGCCGCCGCTGCGACGGTGAACGGGTTCACCAAGCCAAGGACGTAGCCGCCCAGCGCCTGAATGGCTGGGCCCACGCCTCCGAACATGTCCTTGAGCTGCCCGCCCTGCTGCAGTAAGACTTGGAGCGGAGCCTGGCCACCCTGCAAGGACACCACGATATCGGTGAACTGGGCCGGTACGCCCCGCAGTGCTGCTGCGGTGGCCTTGGCCGACATACCCGTCTTGTTCAGCGCAAAATCGGCGCCGCCCAATGCGGTGCGCGCCTGGTCGATCTTCGTCTGGTATTCCCCGAAGGTCTCCGCATCGAGCGCACCACTGGCACGGAAGCCCTTCAGCTTCTGCTCCATCTGGTCCAGCCGGCCCATGGCCGCGACGGTTGGATCAATCTTGCCCAGCAGTTCCTCGAGCGCCTGGCCTTCTTCCCGATGTGCGCCGGCGGCCCTCTTCGCCGCCTCCGCTTGGCGCTCCTCCGTGGCGATGAGGGCCTGGGCTCGGCTGTTAATGGCCGCCTGACGGCTGGCACTGTCCGACAGCACGGCATTCGCCTGGGCGGTGACCTCGGCGCTCTGCTCGGTCGCCCGGTTCAGCGACTGCACGTACTGGCTGGCCTCCAGTGAGGCCTTGGCCAAGGCCATAATCCTGGCCTGCTGCTCGTCAGCGGACTCGGCAGCGCGCCGGCCGGCCTGGGCTCCGGCATCCGTGGCACTGGTAAGCGCCTCCTGCACCTTGCCCGCCTGCGCGGCCTCGATCCGAAACGCACCCATATTCGCTGCAGCACTGCTGAACGCCGTTGAGGCGCTGGTAACAGCGCGCCCCACGGTGGCCATCTGCTGCGCCAGCTCGGCCTGCTTGGCGTTAAGCGACTGCAGCTCCTGGACGATCTGGCGGGTGTCGCCCTGTAGGCTGCCCAGGGCAGTCTCCCAGGCGCGCCCAGTTCGTCCAGCCGACTCCTCGCTGCGCTTGCCAGCGTCCGTCAGCTGGTCGAGGTTATCCTTGGCCTCGACAGCATCACCGGAGTCGATCTGAAGACCGAGAGAGGCAATGGTGGTCATGATCTACTCCATGGATTCGGCCATGACGGCCAAGGCCTCAACCTCCATGACGCGGAGGTCGGGAAAAATGTCGGTGAGGTCGCGGCGCTTGATGCCGAGCATCGAGGCTGTTGCGGGGATGGCGGTGTAGTCCAGGCCAGACGGGCCGCCCGTTCCAATCCGCCACTGCGTGCCCATCGCCTCGAAAAGCCGAAAGGCTGGCCAAGCGTCGGGCCAAACCTCCACTTCCTCTTCAGGGATGTCCGCCAGGGTCAGCCCCAGCGAGGCCAGTTGCTCGGCAGATGGCCCACGCTCATAACAGGCCCGGGCCGCCGCCCTCAGTTTCCCAATCGGGCCGGGCTGTAAGCAGCTTGGAAGGCGTCGATGACGGCCTTAGGTGCACCCGTGCAGGTACGGACCAACTCGAGGATCGCCTTCTGACTGAACTTGTCCTCCAAGTCCCACCCTGTGACGATTTCGCTCAGTTGCTCGGCCTGCAGAGCGATTTCGCCAGCGGTAACCTCTTCCCACGTAGCGTTGTCGGCCCTGGCCTGCTCCGCCCAAGCGTCGCGAGCCTTGTTCCAGCGATCAAACATGCCGGCCAGCGTCACGCGATCCATATAGCGGAACTCGAATTCCACCGGGACTGGCTCTCCACCGATTCGAGGAACCTGCACCTCGGCAATGAACGTCGGGTCCTGCGCGATTTTGATCTTCGCCATGGGGGCTCCTTATGCGCCGGCCAAGTAACGGACCGGACGCCCCGACAGCGCGATGCTGATGGTGCGGGTCATGAGGTTGTTACGCTCCATCGTCGGGGTGGTGGTGATACTCACGTAACCCGGGTAAAGGATCTGGTCGCCATTTGGCAACTTCAGGCGCACCACGGTCAGTTCCTTGCTATCGCCATAGGCCTCGACCAGGCCCACGTAGGCAGCCGCAGGCTGATCCTCGACAGTGATCGACAGCGTGATCGGGTTGCGATTGGTGGGGAACTGGCGATCGTCATCGTCCTCCAGGTACCCGACAGTAAGGTACTGCTGCTCACCGCCCGAAGAGGTGAAAGCGGTCACCTTCGAGATCTGAGCCCAGTTGGTCACCGGGATAACGGAGCCCACACCCGCCCCGGCGGTGTATTTATCGGTGTTGGTTGTGTTCAGTCCAGCGAGCGAGAATTTGTCGGCGGCAACACTGGCCGCTCGGACAGCGCGGTCATTGATCAGCGACCAACCAGAGCTGACCACAAGGACATCGCCGTTCTTGATGGTATGGCCTGCCGCGCTGGCCACAGGCGGCGCAGCATTGGTCAGAGCAGTGAAGGCAACGGCAGCGGCGAGTACGCTGGCGATTTCCAGCACGGCACCGTTCGGCAGCGGGAATTTTGCGGCCATGGAGTATTTCCTCGTTGTTGCCCGCCGGGCGGCGGTTGGTTATGCCCCAGCGGGCGATTGGTCCGCGATACCGCGGTAGGTGAAGCTGGCCGGGATCGTGTAGGTCGCCGACTCGGTGATGGTTGGGCCTTGGTCAACTGGCTCGGTGATCATGCCTTCGAAGCCGTTGCGGATTAGCTCAGAATCAACCCGGAACAGGGCGCTGAGCTCGTCGACCAGCGCTTCGGCAGTCGCCAGGGCCTGGCCTGCCGGGCAGATGATGCTGACCTGGTACACGCCGGTGTACTCGTAGGCCTCGCCTCCCAGGTAGCGGCAGGTGGTTCCGGCCGGAAGGAGGTATGCCCGAAGATAGGTCTCGCCAGGCTGAGGCTTGAAGCCTTCCTCGAAATTGGCCACTCGGATCGGGCGCGCCGAGGTCCAGGTCATCAGCTTAATCTCGATGGCCTGACGGGCTCGTGCATGGCTCATTCACAGATCTCCCGCGTCATCAGCGACGGCGACTTCTCACGAAGGTAACAAGCAGTTCCGCAGGCCCGACACACATGCCGAAACTGAGGTGGGTCGCTCAGCAGCATCGGCGCCTCAGCATCCAAGTCGAAGCGAGCACCGCAGTCGCACAATGCGTAACGCAGATAGGTGCGCACCTCTACATCAATGTGGCTCATACGCGGTTGTTCCTGATGGCTTCGTCGACTATGGCTTGGAATTTAGCCAGGGTGACCCTGACCATGCCGGCCGGGGCCTGGGTTGAATGCCCGTATTCCAGCGGGACCGCGTAGGCCAAGTTGTTCACGATGTAGGTCGTCTGGCCGATGGTCAGCGCCTGTACCTGGCTGATGAGCGCGGTTATGGCTTCGCTGCCCGACGGGTCGATGCGGTCCAGTTCCTCGGTTGCCGGTGAGTCGATAGAGAACTGCCAATTACCCCGGAACCGCCCGCCGACGTAGCCCTGGCCCGCGACCAGGCCATTGGTGGCGAAATTCTGCACACGCTCGGCCTTGGTCAGGGGCTTGGCGTACTTCACCCCCTTGCGCAGCTTGCCGGCCTTGGTGAAGTTGTCCTGGTTCAGGTTGATCAGGGTGTTGCGGACCGCGACCTTGAAATCGTACTCATCGGCGGCTCTGGTTGCCTTGGCCCGATGGGCCACGTTGGCCGCCCATATCTCAGGGTTGCCTACCGGCGACATGCGGATAACGCTGCTGCCGATCTCAATCACGATCTCGCGGAAGGTCACGTCCAGGGCTTGCTCCGCCTGCTCGGCGAATGCCCGGATAGCCTCAGCGAAGCCGCCCTGTTGCCCGCCGTACCGGTGGGCCATGTGTGAGCCGCGCGCCATGTCACTTCCTCAGCTGAATGGTCCAGGTCGCCTGGGCTGGGTCCTCGGAAACGTTGAGCACGCGGTAGCTGCTCACCTGGTCGCCGATCTTGGGCGCCGCCGGGGCATCGGTGACGGCGCCGGCCTGCCCCTCGAAAAGCTCGTTCTGGATCACCAGCAGCTTCACGTCCTCGGTCTGGATACGGGTACCGTCGATCTCCTTGGCCAGGTAGCTGCCGAACACGCCGCGGCCGGCGTAGTGGACGGTCGAGGCTGGCACCGTGCCGCCGATCCCGGGGTCGTAACCACCCTTCAGCGTGCGGGATCCAGCCACAGGTTTCACTGCGTCTGCCAGACCATCAGGATCATCGAACGCTTCCGCCAGTTCGGCCTGGAGCTCTTCACGCATGCCCATGGGTCAGATCCTCTTGAGCATTACTGTGCCGGCGCGGCGGGTCCAGGGTGCGATGAGGTCGAGGGCGAAGTTCTCGCCGGTCGAGCGATCGACAGACCCCGCGACGTAGGTCTTGCTGGTCGAGGTGCCAGCCTGGGCCGACACGGTCTTGCTCTGCACCTCGCGCTGGGTGTCCTTGTAGAGCTGGCCGGCCGCAGCCAGCTTGGCCACCTGCGCGCCGGCACTCACGATGGAGGCCGGCACCGGGTCTGGTACCGGTCGCTTGATCTTGGCCGTGAGCCAAGCATTGGCCATGACCACGGCAAGGACCGCATCACCGCTGCCTGCCCAGCCATGCCCGAGTGCCTGGTCGACGTCAGTGACAGTGATGAAGTCGGTCATGGCTTATTCCTTCGACGGGATCAGGGCCTGCAGATCGGGCTTGTTGAGGGCTGGATCGAAGGTGAGGCCCTGGGCCGTCAGCCACTCTTTGAGCTCAGGGACCTTCATTTTGTGAGGATCGGTCTCGGGATCAACGCCGCCCTCCTCCTCGATCGCCTTGTCGATCTCCGCTTGGCTGCTGAGCGAGGAGTAGCCGTTCGGTGGATAGGTCGACGCCTTGTAACCCTCTGCTACCCACTGGGCGACGGTCGGGCCATCCAAGCGCAGACCTTCCTCGATCTCGCTCACGCTGATGCCCTGGCGCTGGTACGCCTCGCCAATGTGCGGAGCATCACCCTGCACGGAAACCGAGGTAGCGCCATCAATAACGCCGAAGAACTGGTCCAGGCGGCGATAGCAAGTGCCGCGCTCGCTGCCCGGGGTGTTGGTGTAGATGACTTTCATGCTGATCTCCTGCGCAGGGCGCCAGGACGGCGCCCCGCATCATGCGGTCAAGGGGTCGCGGTGCCGCTAATGACCGCGGCGAACGGAACCTGCTTGCGGTCGAACACTCGCTTCCAGTTGGCCGCCGAGGCGTACTGGACGGCGCTCGGGCTGAGGTTGCGGTTCTCGCTGCCCTGCCAGCTGAAGCCGGCCGGCTGGAGGATGTAGGTCTTGCGTTCCCAAAGCACCTCGGCGCCGCCACCGTTACCGCCGTCCGGCTTGCGCTGCATCTCGACAGGCATGTGCGGGTCGCCCTCGCCATAGCCGAAGGCACCTTGGCCGAAGAACAGCGACAGGTACTGGCCTGGGGCGTAGATCAGGCCGTCATCCATGAACACCGGTTTGCCCAGGTAGGTGGCCAGGATGACCTTGCCCTGCGAGTCGCGCAGGTACTCGATCATGTCCTGCTTGACCATCTGGTTCATGACGACCGAGTGCACGCCAATAGCGCCGAACATGTCGGCGGCGTCGCCGGCGGTGAAGGCGGCATCTTGGAAGGCGTTTGCACTGATCGAGGCGCCCGCATCCTTCACCATGTCGCCGCCGTTCTGGGCGATGTTCGCCGCGATGATGCCGCGGCCGGCGCCCATCAGGTAACGCTGCCACTGGCGGGTCCAGTAGGTGCCGAAGCGGTTGCGGATGTGCTGCATCGGCTCGGAGTTGGCCAGCTCAGCAGTCAGGTCAGATACACCGTACCCTTTGTTGAGGTACAGGGTCCGGGCACGCATGCTGCCCTGCTCGGCCTTGCCGACGGCGCCCAGGTCATCAGGGTCATCGTTGGAGATGTTCGGCGCCTCGTCGGCGTCGAGATCCTGCCAGTAGCTGATCTCGGAAGTGCCCTGGCCGTTCTTGGCGATGTTGTCCAGGGTGGCCGAGCGGGTAATGATGCCCGACTCGTAGACGGCGGTCTTTTCTGGAGAATTTACTGGCTCCAGGGTGCCGTAGTAGTCGGCAACGAAGATGTCCGACAGTTGGGTAGAAGCCATGGGTTAGGTTCCTCGGGTGGCTTGGAGTTTTTTGTACACGTCGGGGTTGTCACGGGCGATCGCAGCGCGCTCGGCCTCGGTGTATTCGCCCCACTTCTTCGTGGCCTTGCCACCGTTGTCGCCGGTCTGCCCGGCACCCTGAGCCCTTGGCCACAGGTGGGTAGCGGTTTCGCGCAGCGATTCCGCCCATTCGAGGGGAGACAGCGGGGTCTTGCCGTCCTTCCCGTACACGACTTCGCCGGCACGGTCAGTGGCAACGGGCTCGCCGTCTTCGCTCAGTTTGAAGGTGCCGCGGGCGCGAAGGATGATGTCCTCGGCAGCCTCAGGCAGCGCGCCGGCCTTGATGGCCGCAGCGCGGATGGAGTCGGCCAGCACCTTGTCGCTGTACTTGGCAGCGAAGGCCTCGGCCTTGTCGGCACGCTCGTTGGCGGCCTTGACCTGCTTGTCCAGGTCGGTGCGCAGTCGCTCGGTACGGCGGTTGATCACTTCGTCCAGCTTGCCCTCGGCGATCAGCTTGGTTTCTTCGTCCTGGCCGGCTTTGGCCAGCAGGCCCTTAACCGCTTCGATGTCCAGGCCGTCGAACTGGCCTTTCAGCTTGTCCAGCTCGGTCTTGATGGCCTTGTTGGAGCCGATCAGCTCGGTGTTTTTGGACTTGAGGCCCGAGACCTCGCCGTCCAGGAATTTCTGCACCTCGCCGCCCAGCGCTGCCTTCAGCGCGGCGGTTTGAGTTTCGTCGAGGGTAAGGCCGTGGGCGGCCGGGTCGAAGTCAAAAGGCATGTGGATATCCCCTTGGGATTGGTTGGCCAGCCTGGCGGGCATGAAAAAGCCCCGCGAGTGCGAGGCCAAGTTTTAGATCTGTGATGTGAGTTCAGATATCGGGCACGCAGTGATGGCAACATGCCTCGCTCCATGTCAGTAGGGATTAGCTCATGAAGCTCGAAGCATTGAAGAATCTAGCCCGCACCAGCTATGCCAAAGCCCTGGCCGCACTCGGAGTAGTCGCTGCATTCGCTACGATTTACAGCGCGCTGCACGAGTCAGGACCTGAGCACAACCCAGAATTCTTCGGCCGCTGGGAAAGCACTTACGAATATCCCGTCCCTGGCGGAAAATTTACCTTCAACGGCATCACGGAATTCATTAGAAACGGGCACTACAACGTGAACGGCACGTTCAAGTTTTCAGGAGTAACCGGTGGCAAAGAGTTCGCCGCAGTGATGCCCGCTCGTGGCGTTGGCGAATGGACCGCTGATGATGACTTCCTCACATTTACCCTGACCGGGCTGAAAACTGAGCCTGGCCAATACAAGTTTGGCGATATGGAACTGCCAATTCCTACGCTAGAGCAAATGACCGGCATTTACTTGCCCGACCTGAATCAGCACTACCTATCGGGCGCCTCAGGGGAGGTGAAGATCATCTCGCAGGAAGAAGGGAAAATGGTTTTGCAAGGAACGGACCCGGCCGGCAATCCATTTACCTATGTCAGCACACGTCGTGATGGCCTTTCTAAGAACTAGGTAATCCCAGCTCGCTCAAAAGCCAACGGCTCCAGGTCCTTGAGCTGGTCGAGCGTCAGCGGCTTGAAGTTCTTGTCCAGCTGTAGCGCGGCGAAACGCTCGGCCGTCAGACCGCCATCGCGGAACAGCTTGCCACGCACCGGCCCGAGCGCTGCATCCTGGAAGGTCGCTGGCTGCGTTCTAAGCCACTGGTAGTAGCTGAGGCTTGCAGAGACCTGCCCGCCGCCATCAGCGCCCACTGCAGCCCTCGTGGCACCTTGACCGAACAGCACCGACAACCTGGTGATCGGCGTGATGGTTGTTCGGCAGTGGATGTGGAACGGGGGAACTGGCCCCTTGCCCATCTCGTACTCACGGCCATCCAGGCTACGGCACTGCACGCTGGTCTTCCGATCCAGGGTGGCGACGATCCGATAGCCCGGCACCACCTCGGCATTCGCCTTGAGCGTTTCCATGCGTGCCGTGGTGGCTACATGCTGGACTGCGGTCTGGACGACTGCTCGGGCGCTTCGGTTCGTGACCGCCAGCACACCGTCGGTAAAGTTCTGCGCCGCAGTGCCGCGAATGGCCTGGGTGATCTCGGCGTTGGTCTGGCCCTGCACGACACCCATTCGGATGGCGTTGGTTACCCGGTCCGACTCGGTGCGGGTCCAGCCGCTCAGGAAAGGCTTCAGCAGCTTGCCGCCATCTACCCCAGCCACCTGTAGGGGCTGCGTGTTGATCGCCGCCCTGAGCAGCGAGTCTGCCGGCATGGCCGCATCGATCAGCAGCGCCTTGGCCAAGCTACGGCCTTCGAACGCTGCCTCGTACTGCGCGATGTCCACCAGGTCAGACTGCATCCGGTCGCTGAATGCCTTGTAGATCTCCAGCAGCTTGCCGCCCACCCGCCCCAGGAACTCTTCCAGCCGGCTCCGACCGTAGGTCGTCAGCTCCTTGCGGGTCAGCTGGTCACGGACATGGCTGTCAGCCCGGCGCAGGTAGCTCTCGAACTTCTTGACCTCGCCCGCCTTGAGACGCTCAAGCAGTACCGAGTGGCGGCTTACCTGCTCCAGCAGCTTCTCGTCCGCCGTTTGCTCCGGTTTCGTCGCCATCGTCTTTGTCCAAGTTGACGCCGCCCGCGCCGTGGTCGTCGCCGATCAGTTCGGCCTCTTCGTCGTACGGATGCTCAGGCAGCTTTCCGGTGGTGAGGTACTGCCAGTAGGTCTCGGCGCTGATGGTGCCGGCCATGACGCTCTTCTGCAGCTCGGCCAGCACCTGGGCATCGACCTCAGGGATCACGAACTCAGGCTTGACCGTGAAGACAACCTCGTCAGGGTTGAAGCCGGTCCACTCTGCGGCGTATCGCAGGGCCTGCTCGATGGCCTCCGCAGCGGTGATGACGATGCTGTGCAATGTGGCGTGCTGGTCATTCTGGCGGGTCTTGCGGGCCTCTCCCGACTCAGTGCCCGAGACGTCCATGACCTTGGCGCCAGCCTCAAGGGCTGCGTTCTTCTGGTCTTCCATGGCAGTGCGCACGGCTTCAATGCCGGCCCCTTGGAATTCGAGGTAGCCGCATTGACCGTTCGGCCCGAGATCCCAGGCTGCTGAAGGGCCGGTCACACTGAGCTCGACACTCTCATCCAGCCCAGACACCCACGGCTGCGGGTGGCTGGTCTGGTGCAGCGCGGTGAAGTAGTCGGCGCTGAGCTGGTACGACTTCAGCGCGGCCCGGGCCATGGTCAGCAGCGGGATCTCATCCACGTCGGGCGAGTTGTCGGTGGAGCCGCAGTAGATGACCGGGATGTAGCCAAGCCCGCGCACCAAGTTGTTGCTGCCGTCGACGGTGCCCAGCGGGCGGTCATCCTCGATCAGCTCGCCGGCCTCGTTTCGCACGCCGGTGCGGCACACCGCCCCGTCCATGTAGAACTCGCGGTAGACCGTCTCGCATTCGTGGCTGTAGCGATCCTGCTCCTTGCGCCTGAACTCGCGGAACACCGACAACACCAGATCCTGGCGACCACCTTGGTCGGCGGTGTCCCAGTTGATGGCGTTGCGCACCGCGTAGGTCGCGAAGTACGGCTGGCCCGCGTCATCAATGTTGACGACCAGCGGCACCCGGCCGTGAGAGATTGCCTGGCGCACTATCCGCAGAAACAGCTGGACTAGACCGAAGCCATCGGCCGTGGCGTTGTCCTCTAGCCCTTTCAGCCCAGAGGGAAGCTTCACCTCGGGTATCAGCCGGGATACCAGTCCCATCATCGAGCGCAGCGAATCCCGTACCCAGTGCTCGTACTGAGCCCGAGCGGTGTAGTTCTGGTAGAGGTAGGCATTGCCGGCGCCGTCCAGCTTTTCGGCCTCGGTCATGCCGCTTGGCTTAGGCAGGTTGCGCGGGCTGCGCTTGATGGCGCCCTCGCCCTCCAGAGCGTCGTCCATCATCCGCCACTCTTCGATGTGAGCGTCGTAGTCTGGGTTGGTTGATTGAACAGGCATTACGCCAAACCTCCGATGCGGCGGGTGCCGGCGGACTGAGTCTTGATCGGGAACCGCTTGGCGATGAAGTAGCCGGCAGCGTCGTTCATGTGGTCGTGCCCCTTCTTGGGGTCCTTGTCCGGCTCGCCTTTGTCCGTGTACGTCTGCCTTTCCAAGCACTGGGTGAGCTGCGGGCACTGATCGATGTTGACCTTCATGCGCCGCTCCCCGTAGGTGTTGAGAAACATGGCGTTGACCGCATTGATACGGTCCTTCACGCCGGGGTTCTGTGAGTCGACCACGACGGTGAAACCCGCCTTCTTGAGCAGCGACAGGTCCGACTCGCTGGCGTTCTTGCTGCTGGTGTTCTGTCCGCTGGCGTCCGGGTACACGGACACGCTGTGACCAGAGAATCGAACCTTGATCTTCTCGATCATCTCCGGCGTGTCGCGCACCGAGTGGAACTCGTCCAGCGCCAGAGGCAACCCTTCACGGACCACGTACACAACAGCGGCCATCTTCATGACGTTGAAGTCCATGCCGATGTGGATGGCCTCGCCTGGCTTGATGCGCTCGCTGGTGCGGCACTCGGCCCGGTCGAAGGTGTAGTAAACGACCCCGGCATAGTTCTCGAACCCGGCCTCGTATTCCTGCCGGAAGGTTCGCGGGTCCATCTTTCGGCGCGCGGCATCCAACTCCTCCGCCGGAACGTTGCCGCCCTGCAGGGACGTGTATTGCCAGCTCTTGTGGTCTGGCTCCCCGCCCGGCTGCCCGTCGCGGTATGTGTCGTAGCAGTGATTGAAACCCTTCGGAGTGCCGATTCGCAGCGCATGCCCGCCTTTGCGCGACTCTCCGGTCTGGGGAATCGTGTACTGGCAGGTCGAGAGCATCGGCCTGAGCACTTCTTCCCAGGCCGCCCACGGGCAGTCCGCCCACTCGTCCACCAGGACGAAGAACAAACCTGAGCCCCGCAGGTTGTCGTAGTTGTCCAGGCCGACAACACGCATGATGTGACCGGACTTGAGGGTGATCGAGCACTCGGTCTCGTTCGGCCGGGCTGCGCGCCATGTCTCAGGGATGGCCTGCTTCAGCCTGCGCCAGAATACCCGCTTGGCCTGTTTGAACGTCGGTGCGCCGTACCAGATCTCATCCTCGACGCTCACGCCCCACTCCGCAGCCAGCCGGGCGGCGCGGCGCATCTCAGCCTTGCCGAGGAAGGTCTTGCCGAATCGCCGCCCGCACACCGCGTCGCGGAAACGCGCCTCGGGCTGGAAGCCCCAGACGTAGATGTTCGCCTGCTTCGGGGTCAGCTTCACCGGCGGGTCATAGGTACGGGGTAGTCGGGACACCTTCGTCTGGCTCCAGCTTGTACTCAGCAACGGCGTGCGGCTGATCCGCCTGAGAGCCCAGGGGCTTGTCGGGTTCGATCTTGCGGTTGACGTACATGTCACCGCACTCCTTGGCCGCCTGCTCGTAAAGCTGGGCAGTCAATGCGAGGTTGCGCATATTCTCGGCCTTCTCGGCCATCCTGCTCAGACCGCGCAACCTGTATGCCCGGTTGGCGATCGGGATGTCGCTGGTTTCCTCTCTGAACCGTGTCCTGCACTCGTGAAAGTAATCTTTCCACTTCTGCGCTAGGTCGCGCCCGGAATACTTCGTCGGGTCGTACCGCTCACACAGCTGGCGAGATACCTCCACCCCGTATTGATCCTTGACGGCCTGCGACACCTGACTCGGTGTATCGAAGCAGGCCAAAGCCTGAACGATGAAGGCCTTCACCTCATTTTTCAGGGCTGCCATAGATTTGGGTTCCGTCAAGGGCTGTCAAGGATCACGCCGACTTGAGCAGACAGGTTCCGCAGGCCCTCGAAATGTTGATCTTGGCCACCTCAGGCGGCCGGCTTGCAGCGTCGATCAGCTGCTGGACTTCTTCACTGGCGCCGTAGCGCCTCACCACCCCGACGAACTCTTCTACGTCGTGGCCACGCAGGTAGAGCTTTGGAAGCCCCTCTTGGGTGAACTTGGGTGCGCCGAACTCATCGGCCGCCTGGGCGATGTGGAACAGCTCGTGTTCGACCAGGGCGCAGAACTCAGCGTCGGTGCACTGCGCGCAGTAGTCGGCAGCCAGCGTTATGAGGTAGTCAGGTTCCTCGCCGAACCAGGCGCGCATCTGTTGCTCTTGGCGTGCCTTCTGCCATCCCCCGGCACGGATCATCAACTGCTCGGCCTGGCCCAGCACGCTGCGGCCCTTCTTGTTGAAGGATGAGGATGCCCACAGCACGCCGATGTTGGCGTCAATCAGGTGACCATGCTCTGGATTGTGGATGCTGCCGGTCTCGGCGAGGATCTCGCGCTGTATCCACTCCCAGACCTCAGGCGCCGGCTCGAGGGTGAGGAACAACGACTCAAGCAGGCTGACGGAAGGTGTCGGCCTTCCCATACATGCCCCCTCCACAACTAGCAAAAAAAAGACCGCCAAAGGAGGCGGTCTTCTGTATCTGCAACGAACTAGCTAAGGGCTAACTCACTTTCGAAGTCAGGCAGGTGTTTCCTGAATAGCATTTGGATAGCTACTTCGGGGTCGGTGGTCGACAGCGCATCGGTCAGCCGGCCATATCCAAGGCGCGGCCAAACATCGATTTTTGCCGACTGAATAAAGGCGAAGTCTCCATCCGGCATGCGAATCATCGACCATCCCATTTCCGCCAAAGCACTGCGCATCTCATCGAAGAACTGCGGAGAAGGAAGCGCCCGCCCAGAGACCATTTTTATGCCCTGCATGGAGAAGCGAAACCGGTTCATATCCCGGCCTTTCTCATCGCCGTACATCATCGCATTCGCAACCAATGCCTGAGCCGTTGAGATAGGAGAAAGCTGTTTACGCAAACTATTCATGATCGTTTTCCGATAAGTGTGAGTGTTTGGGCAATTTCTCGCCCAAGGGGTTGGTTCACTAGGAACAAGACAATCCTACCACGCACACCGGAATCGTCAATATACGATCATTTTTTCCTCTCAGCTCGCAATATTGGTTAAAAAGAACCTCAAGGGCCTTGCAGTCACGCGCTATCGGCGCACCCACCAGGCAATCACCGAACCCAAGCCGTGTGAGCTTATGGCGCATCTGCAATCCGGATGACCCGCACCTTCCCGCCTGTGTAGATATCCCGCTTCATGGCTGCGCGCACAGCCTCTTCTGCACTTGCGCCCATATCCATCGCTGCCAGGGCATAGGCCGAGCCGCTGCCGATCGCGTCAGGGTTGGCCGGGTCGAGGTCCTGCCGCCATACGCCAGTCTTGTCGTCATGGCCAACCATCTGCAGCCTGCCGCCATCCACCACGTAGCCCGAGCACTCAACAGGTGCCCGCGATGGCGTGCCGAAGTAGGCTGCAATCAGGGCCTTCTCATCGCACACGGCGCCAGACAGGAAGAAGCTGACCCCATCCACGACAGTGAGCTTTTGGCAGTCATCGGAAACGATGGAGCCACTGCGGGTCTGGCGGGAGTCGTAGGCGATTACGCCGTCCTTGTATGCGATGGTGGTCATTCACCCATCCTCTGCCGACTTGGCGCATTGTAGAAATAGCCACCAGTGGCGAAGACCTTGACGGTGCCGCGCAGGCGCCTGGTGTACACCGTGTCTCGCCCTTGGCGCTTTGCCTTGATAGGTCTTAGCGCATACACGCAGACGCCGGCATCGGTATCACACCAGATCACGTTGTCGATCTTGATACCATTGACGAAAACGTCGCGGGATCCTCTACCGTCAGCGTGGCTATGGAAACTGGATGGCGCAGGCATTTGAAGTCCTCGCGCCACGAAACGGCGCATCTTCATTTTGTGGCGCGGGGGGTCAACCATTTGGCTCTAGCGAACCTGATAACCACTGGCGCTAGTGACACGGCACGCCATCGAATCGTCTCGATGAGTCATATTGTTGCTTCCACCTGCCGGACTAATACTTAGGCTTCTGCCTGGGGAGGCCGACACATGCAACCAAGATTCGTTATCGTTCCGGCTGTGCCTATCGAAGGTGAATCCTTCCGCATCGGCAACCGGTTCTACGCCGCCACAACTTCCGGCGGCTTCGATATCTACGACAATCAAGAGAAGGAACGCATTAAGCGCGGCTTTACCAACAAGTCGGACGCCGCATCTGCATGCGAAAAAATGAACGCCGCGTCACGCAATCCCGAAGAACTGTTCCCATTGTTGCGCACTGACTGATGCGCCACGAAAAAGCGCATCTAGATTTTGTGGCGCGGATCACTCAGCCGGCTTGCAGCGCTCGCAGTCCAAGTGCCGGCAGATCCAGCGTTTGACCCGGGGCCAGTAGGTGAGCATGAACATGTGCCGCATGCCCGCCAGGGCCAGGGACACCATCAGCGTCGCCCAGGCCGTGTTGGCGGTAAAGAACATGCGCTCGGACCTGGCCAAGATGGCGTAGCCGCTGATGGCGATGACGGCGTACAGCACCTTGCCGATCACCCCGTCACGCACCTTTCCGCTCAGCACGCACCAGGTCGCCCAGATGGCGATTACCCCGGCCGCGATGGCGTTGATGTATTCGTATGTCATGAGCTGGGCCCTCCGAACTTGGACCTGATCACAGACCAGAGATCGGCGGCTTTGATCGCTCGGGTTATGGCAGCAATCAGCGATCCGCCGAAGGTGCCAAGCAGAAAACCTACCCCTGCCACACTGCGGGGCTCGACGATGCCGAAGTAGGCGCTGACCATGCCGGTGAGGTAGTGCGCGCAGGCCATGCCGGTGAGCAGGAACAGGACCCAAGCCTTGCGGTCGAGGAGGTCGTCTTTGTGCCAGCGCGTGGCGACCAAGGCGCCGAGCAGGCCCGCAATCGCCCAGTCAAGTTTATCGAGCAGGCGGTGAAATAACTCCATGCGCTCGACTCCGTGGGCATGACTGGATTTGGAACGACCCCAGCACCACTCCCAGCTCGGAGCAATGGGCGTGGCGGAGCCGAAAACGAAAAAGCCCCGGCAAATGCCGAGGCTCGATATGAAGTGATGACCGTTAAAAAATGAAGAATCCTGCAATGAGTGCGGACAAGATAAGGACAATAGATTTAGCGAGATAACCAGGCGCCTTCCAGATCAGTACACCGACGAAAAAAAGCAGCGCTAAACCCGCCACCATGCCCACTCGGTCTGACGTCACGGGCGAAAATCCAGCACCCTTCATCCACTTTTCCACGATTCCCCGGAGCGACACGGCTTCGATCATGCAAACTGTACCAACGAACCAGCAGAGAGCTTGGAACCCGTTTGCGGCGTCCCTGCTTTCATCACGGCCATAGCCTGAGCTCGATGAACTCGCTGCTTTTTCGCGGATTTCACGATCGGCCCATTCTGCGTCATGCGCGTGAAAGTGTTCATTCCCTCTCGAGTCCCTGTGCCAGCCGTCTCTGTCGCGCATTGATACACATCCCTGATGGAAATTGCTTTCATCTGCAGGATAGTAGCCAATGGCTTTCAACTTCGCCATAGCGCGAGGTCACGCCGCTGCACAATGGTGAGACCTGAGGCAGGGAAGGCAGCAGGTACTCTTGAGGCCCTCTTGCGGGCAATAAAAAAACCCGGCTTTTTGGGCCGGGTTATTTCTCGTCATTCAACTTCGCGCAACCTAGCTCGCTTCTCTTGCAGCGTAAGCTCTCCGAATCGACGCGGGTTTCCACACATCCAGCAAGAACAGACCTTGCCATGGCTGGCAAACAGCCCGGCATTGCGTTCATTGGTTTCCCAGGACTCATAAGCCCGCTGCTTCAGGTAGAAGCGAGCCTTGATTCGGCGCGTATCGTGTCGGCGTTGTGCTCTGGACATAAATCCTCCTAAGCCAAAGCCGACAAAGCCCCGGCAGATTTCTCTGGCGGGGCCTTCGGGGTCACTCCTCAACACGCGCAGGAATGACAGGATGGAGCAAATTTACGACATGGCGACATGATATTGCAAGCCCTTTTGAGGGCCTTTTCACGCGACCTCGTCGAATAGCACCCCAATCGCTTCGAGCATGTGCTGAGCCTCGACCAGCGCCTCGTTCACCATCGCCTCCAGCGCGCCCTTGATGGCCCGATTCCAGCGCTGGTAAGTGCGCTCGGTTAGGCCTTGGGAATCCCAGTTGGTCATGTCATAGTTCGACTCTGCCAGGACGATCATTTCTCCAGATCGTTGTTCGGCTACAACCCTGGCGTGAGCATTGGCCCGCTCCACTGCTTGCCGAGCCGCGCGATTGCGCCATTCCAGCTTACAGCCCTCCTTGCAGCCGCAGTCCTCGGCGCACTCCAGGGGCTGGACCGGCTTGGCCTGAACCGCAATGCGCTGTACGCCCTTCTTCTGCTCCGGCACAGCCCAGACCAATACGGCCTGCTGGGTGAACCGCTTCGGCGCTGGGGTTGGCACGATGGCAACCAGGCGCCCAATGGAATCGACCTTGCGCCCCTTGTGCGTGCTGTACTTCGCCACGAGGGCGTTCCAGTGCCGCGGGGAAAGTTGAGCATGCAGCACGCGGTGCACGATCGAGTCGGCCAGCAAGGCTGCGTCCTTGCCTGAGATCTCCCCCTTCAGCTTGCCTGCCTGCACACGCGGCTCGACATTGCACCCGCCAGCGCTGTTGATGGTCTCTGCCGCCAGCGCCCGAACTACTGCTGATACCACGTTCTGATAGCTCACTGGCCCTGCTCCTTCTTCCGTCGATTCGATACCCGTATGCCCCGCACGATGCAGTAGGCGCCAAAGATGGCCATGGCCAGCAGCAGGAGCTGGCCGGTGTCGGTTGGTGTCCAGTTCATGCAGCCTCCTTTCGCAGGTCTTTGAGCTTCTGCCTGTACAGGGTCTTGATGGCCTGCAGGTCTTCGATGGTCAGGCGCTGGGGCTTATGAGGCCCTTCGAGCCATTCCACCTGGTCGGCGCCGATGCGCTTCACCAGTCGGATGCGGTACTCGACCGCGTTCCCCGACAGGTTGCGGTTGCACCTCACACACTGGCGGTGGACGTTGAGCGGCTCGAACCGCAGCTCTGGGCAGGCGCCCACCGACCGATAGTGCCCAGCATCCCAACGGCTGCCAGTGATGAGGTCGTGGTCGCTCGGGCTCGAGTCGCAGCTGATGCACGGCAGCCCGGCGTCGCGCTCGCGGATGTAGGCATTGAACGCGGCCTGCGCCTCGGCCATGTGCTCGCGGCGGGTCTTCAGCTTCTCCCGGCGCTCCTGCAGGTCCTGCCGGGCCTGCTTGGTGATGGCCTTGGCCGCAACCTTCTGCAGCTTCGGGTCTTTGGCCATGGCCTTGGCACAGGCGATGCTGCACACCTTCTGCGTGGACATGGACGGCATGAAGTGTTTGCCGCAACCTGGTGCCTTGCACTTCTTCGGCTTGATCTCCTTGGCAAGCATCAGTACCGCCCTCCCCACCGATCAGGCTCAGTCCAGCGCACCCCATGCTCGGCGCCGAAGGCATGCATCACTTCGAACAGGTCGCTGAACCACTTCTGCGACTGCTTGCGGGTGGAGACGCCCAGGACGACAAAGCCGCCGTCGATACCCGGCACCGCATCCTGCTTCTGCACCGCCGCGCTGAAGATGTGCTTCCAGTCCTCGTCGGTGAGCTTGCGGCCGTACCACTCCACCTGCTGGGAGACGTCGCGGAGCATTGCCCACATCTTCCGGTTGCAGACGTCCGGGCGCTTCTCGTCCTTGATGACCACCACCTTGGGCTTGGTCAGGTCGATGGCGTGCAAGGCGCCGTACAGGCGGTTGAGGTCCTGACTGCTGCGAATTGCGAACTCAGCCACGGTTCCCCTCCTTCACCCAACGACGGATTGCCATCTCGCAGCCTGAAATCAGGCACACACCATTCGCCAGGCCGCGGTGGGTTTTGTTGGTCCCGCAGCCGCACCAGCATTTCGGCTGGCGACCTGGGCGCTTCCTCCTGACCTCCATGTAGCGGATGTGGCCTGACTGCCCGCCGACCTGGCCCCAGCCGTCCATACCGCCTCGCATTGCTGCGGACCGCGCCGCAGGTGACATGCTGTTCAGGTTGGTCATGGAGCCACCTTCAGGCCCTGGGCCTCGATCGCTTCCTTGACTTCAACCCTGCGGCACAGGCCGAAGATCTCGTCTGCATCCTCAATGTCGCTCATGCTCGGGACGAATTCATGATGGCGGTACGAGTCATACGCGCCCTCGAAACCAACCACCCTGGGCAGTTCCACCACCACGGCCTCGCGCGAGGCCTGCCAGCACACCCAGCTCTCGACGAACCGCTCGTACTTGGCGACGGTGCAAAGCTTGAGGTGGAACAGCACGTAGCGGCCCTGCTCAGCGTTCCAGCAGGCACCCTCAGGCACTGGGTAACGCTGCTCGAACTGCTCGCGCATCTTGTTGGTGTCCATCAGTGCTTCTCCTGCATGGCTTTGCCCATCTCGGCGGCGGCTCGGACGATGGCTCGGCGCAGTGCTGCACGCTTGCCACCGGCATCTGCCACGCTCTGCATGATTGAATTGCAAGAGTCAGGGCCGGTCGGGTACGTGGCGTAGGCGCACGGACCGAAGAATCGATCGTCATATCCGGTGCTCAGGCAGAGCCTGTGCCGAAGGTTTTTTGCCTGGTCCAGATCGGCAAGTGGATTCCAGGGGTAGTCTCTGGTCTCACCGCCATCTTCAGGATTGCCGCTCCAGTGCTGAACGACCTCCTTCGGCGCATCCCCATCCCACCAAAGGTTTACACCCGAAGCCTTGGCGGCCAGGTCGAGCAATTCACGATCTTCAACGTTCATACGCCCTCCCCGGCCGGCTGCCCGGCGCGCTTGATGTTCAACTTGGCCAGCAGGTGTGCACGGCACGCGGCGGCGCTCGATGGGATCTGCTGGAGGTCCAGCAGGCGGGCCTGGCGTTGGCTTGCGTACTCGTCGGCCAACTCAATCAGGCTCTTCTGGCTGTCGTGGGCGATGCCGGTGGCGATGTCGCTCAGGGGTTCGCCGGCGACCAGCATGCGGATGGTGATGTCGTAGGCCCGGGCGAAGACCTTCTCGGCCCGCTCTGGCTCCATCTGCCCCAGGTTCTGCGCCTCGCACTGCAGGGCCGCGTGGCGCACCGCTGCGTGCGACCATTGGCGTGCACCTGCCCTGCTGGGGTGGAAGTTCTCCAGCGCCTCTGCCAGGGCCCGCGCAAGCGGCGGAATGCCCATCTCTTCCGGGGTGGGCTGGCATAGATTGATGAACTTTCCGCTGCTCGGGGCGAAGTCGGTACCCAGCACCCGGCACTTCTGGATGCCGAAGCGGATCTGCTCGAGGGTGTTGATGCCCGCGGCGACGAAGGACTTGATCCAGCTGCGCTTGGCAGCCTTCAGCGCGTCATCGTCCGGCCAGGCCTGCTTCCACGCCGGGAAGATGGCCTGCAGCTCCTTGAACAGGGCGTTGACCACTTCGGTGGTGCCTGGGTCCAGCTGCTTGGCCGGGGCGTGCGCCTCGGCAGGCAGGTTGCCGGCCTTGGCCATGATCTGCGTCACGCTGCGCAGTTTCGATTGTGCGCTCATAAGCCCCCCAGATCATCAGCCCAGCTGGTGTCGTTGAAGTCGGGACCGCTGGCCGGGCGGCGGGATGCGAACGGGGCGGCTCCTGCTGGCTGGGGCAGTTCGTCTTCCCAGCGCTTGCCGTTCAGCCAGGTGGATGCGTGCGGAATGAACTGGCCGCCGTCCTTGGTCCATTCGGTCGACACGGTCCAGGCAGCCAGGGCTTTGGCCATCAGGTCGAACAGGTCAGCGGTGACCTTGATCTTCGCCCAGGCCTTCTTGGCGTCGGCCTTGCTCACCTTGCGCGGGTAGACCTTCCAGAAGCGCTCGAAGTCGACCAACTCGCCTTCGCGAGAGTCAGTCCTTACTCCCTTCATTCCTTGGTTACCTTCAATACTTACTAGTGTCGGATTTGCCGGATACGGCTGAGCCGGAAGCGGTTCAACCGGATACGGCAAAGCCGGAAGCGGTGTTTCCGACACGACGTAGTGGGTTTCGCCCAGCAAGCCGGACTCGCCACGGTCTTGGCGGCGCTCGACGTAGCCGGCGGCAATCAGCTCTTGCAGCAGGCCGTATACGCCGTCACGCCCGGTGGGTTTCGAGGACTTGGCAGTCTCGTTGCGCAGGTGGGTGACGGAGACGGCCCAGTGGTCCGGCTTACCCAGCAGGAAGACCAGCAGGCCACGGGCAGCCCAGCTTAGGCGCCCGTCTTCGCTGATCGACTTGTTGAGCATGTAGAAATTGGCCTCAGGGCGAGGCGCGCGGATGATGCTCATTGGCCTCGGTCCTTAGCCTTCTCGGCGCGGCGCTTGTCGCGGTAGGCGTACACCCCTTCGAGACCTTCCTCGATCTTCACGACTTCGCGGTCGAAGTAGGCTTGAGCCTGGGTTTCTTCTTCAGGTGGCAGCTCGCCAGGGCCACGCAAGCCGTTCCAGATCCACTGCATCGCGGCATCGGCACCCTTCCCTTTTTGCCACTCGACCACAGCGGCACGCATGCCGAGCAGATAGCGCCCGAACGTCAGATCGAGCTCCTTGACTTGCATGCGCAGCGCCTCGTTCTCTTCAGAGATGCCGCGCTTGATGCGACGCTCAGCCTCAACGGTAAGCCTCCACGCCTCGTTATCGGTTTTGAGGCGATCTCGCTCAATGCGCAGCGCGCGGGCCTTTCGGAATTGCTCGCTGTAAAGCAACTGAATGCGCTCGATCTCTGCCCAGTCCGAGTCCACGCCAGCCTTGAGCCTCTCGATCTCAGCCAGCAGAGCCAGGATCGTGGCTGGCCCAGCAGCGCCAATGAAATCTCGCTCTGCCTCGCCAATGACGCGGGACAGGCCGAATGACTGCGGGCTGTACCAGTCCGGAACTTTGCTAGCGGCCTCGGCCAGCGCCTTCAACTTGTCCTTGTCGATACTCATGCTGCACCCCGCACGGCCTTGTCGTGGGTGTGCAGGCCGTCCCAGTTCTTCTTCATGGGCAGTTCGCCGGCCAGGTACAGCTCGTACAGGCGCACGGCGCCTTTGCGCAGGAGGATGGGCGTGTAGCTGATGAAGGCCTCTTTTCCGTGAGGCGTGATGGTCTGCTGATGCTCGGTCATGTACTTGTCGCGGGCGTACGAGCCAACGCGCCAGCGGGTGCTTGGCCTGCCGTCCTTGCCTTCGGCATAGAGCCAGTTTTTGGACCAAAGGAAGGCATTCACCTGCATGACATTGACCCCATTGAGGCCCTTGCAGAACTGGGTCGGGCTCATGCCTTCCTTGAACAGGTTCTCCAGATGGTCGATCTTCTTGGCCTGGGCCTCGACCTGGACTGTGAGCAGCACGCGGGCCTTCTCCGACTCCAGGGCCATCTGGAGGATTTCCAGCTTGCTCAAGTCGGTCGGTGCCGCCGGCGTGGCCTGGGCTTCAAGTTCGCGCCAGCGTTTAATGACGGCCATGCGCATAGCGGCGCTGTAGCCGGTAAGCAGGCAGTCGGTGTGCTCACGGTCCAAGCAATACTCGCGCCGAGCCCGGTTTTGCGAGTCGAAATAGATCTGTCCAAACTTGGACGCATCTTCTTTCAGGTCGCCTAGCATCTTTTCGATGTCGCGCTTTACGTGCTGATGCTGCTTTCCGGTCAGTTCAGCGATTTCGCGCGACGACATCGTGCGCGCCACGAAATCGTGGTTCGCATTTTGTGGCGCCGCCCTTGATAGGGCCTGTACACTTTGGGTCTGCATATGCATAATTCCCCTACAGAGTTTTGTATTGCAGAGAGCCGGGCCGCAATCCCGGCTTTTTTGTGCTTGTAAGAAGCCCGAAAGAGGGCCTCTGTCTTTCCACAATCAGGGAACATCGAGGCCCTTTTTGTGCCCTACCAGCCCCAACACGGGGGCCTTGTGTCGCATTTGTCTCAATTGCTCCTGCACCGCGAGTGAGCGACTCATTTCCAAGTACTCATCCGTCGATCTATCCAGGCTCCAGCCAAGGTCGGCAGCCAGCTGTCGAACCTCAGCCTTCACCTCGATTGGCAGCAATTCGAAGGTGGTTTCAGGCATAGGCCCTCCATAGGGGCTTCAGGCCGTTTTATCCTGCTCACCAGCGCCGTTCATTTCTCGGAGCAGATCAGCAGCGCCCAGGCGGCGGCCTAGGTTGGCCAGTTCGTGCACGTAGGTGGCCAGCTGCATGCCAGCCATACGGGCTTCCATGCGCAGCTTTCGAACCTCTTCAGGCTTCCAGCGCGACTTGATCACTTCGCTGCGTTTGTTGGCGGGGTCCAGGTGCATTCAGGGATTTCCTTGTGATTGAAAAGTGGTTAAGCGGCAGATTTCTTGAGGCTTTGCTTGCCGTTCTTGGCCAGCTCAGCGTGCATTTGGTCGATAGCGGTACCAGCTACATAGCTGGGGTTGCTGATCTGGCCGTTGCGAATTCGGAAAACCGTCGATACGTCGCACTTGGCGCGCTCTGCAATGGCCTTGTAGGTCATGCCTGAGCCAAGCAACTCGTCCAGTTTTTTGGGAAGATCGGTAGCGCTCATGGCTGCCTCCTTTGTAGATATGCACATAATCATGCACTGGTGCATATCTGTCAACGCTCAGCTGTATTGCCCTATGCACTGCCGGGAGGCAGCATTGCACCTATGCATAAATCGATAGACAAAATCCTCGCTCAACTCATGGCCGCAAACGGCATATCTCAGGTTGAGCTGTCCAGCCGCACTAGCGTCGGCCAGTCGACCATTTCCAGGATCCTCAAGCCCCAAGGCCCAAAAGGCATCAAGGAACCAACCGACAAGCAGGTCAGACCTTTGGCCGAGTTCTTTGGGATCACCACCGACCAGTTGCGCGGGTACGAACCGCTGGGTGAAGGCGAGCCAGAGGCGGAGCGGCGTGAAACTCTATCTACAGCAGATATCGTCAAGCAGATGCTGGCGAAGCATGGCAAAGGCCTGTCTTCGGACGCTCGGCAGAAGATCGCCGACGCTATCGAGGAAAAATCCGCTGAGCAGCAGGCCTCTTCCAACGTGGTTACCGTGGCCTTTTCGAGGCCCGGCCAGGTCGGCGACGAGGTATGGATCGCTCACTATGACGTCCGGGCAGCGATGGGTGGCGGCCAGATCCCTCACGACTATCCCGAAATGCTGCAAGACATAAGGGTCAGCCCCCGCCACCTTCGCGAAATGGGCGTCACGTTCAAAGAGCACTACCACCTGAAAATGATCACCGGATGGGGCCAGTCTATGGCGCCCACGATCAAGGACCGCGATCCACTCTTGGTCGATATCACCATTCGGGAGTTTACGGGCGACGGGATCTACCTCTTCTCCCATGACGAGATGCTCTATGTGAAGCGCTTGCAGAAGAAAGGTAAGGACCGCTTCAAGATGATCTCGGACAACAAGCACCATGATCCCGAGGATATTCGCGTGGATGACACGCACATCCTGGCGCGCGTGCTGTACGTCTGGAACGGTCAGCAGGTTTAAGCCAAGGCCAAAACGCTCTAACTCTCCCATGGAGGCCCGCCAGGTGCGGGCCTTTTCATTCCCTATGGAAAAATTTATGCACCAGTGCATTGACACCCTATTTGCACTGGTGCATATTTTGTCCATCGAGGCGCTACACAGCCCCTCGGGAGGCCCTCAAGCCTCACCGCTCTTTCACATTGATGGGAACCTCGCGGATCGATCCCGGCAACGGTACAGCGCGAGCAATAAATTCGATCCCCATGCCAGCTCTGGAACTGGCTACTGCGAAGTGAACCTTCGCCTGCTCAACGTCACGACGAACGCCAGTCAGCCAGGAACACAGGGTTGGCCGCGCAAGACGGACCGAGGGTTGCGCTTCAAACCGTCTCCCTGAAAGGTCCAGCTAAAAGGGCATCTATAGGCGCTTGGAGTGATCGCAAAATCAGATTTTCTCGGTGCCCTTCTCGCGAGGGGCATCCGGAAAATCAACCGGAGGGATTCACGATGTTCAACATGGCAACTATGGCGGCTGATGAATGCCGCATCGACGCTGAAGAGCGCGCCTACTACCGCTGGATCGACAAGGCATCCCAACTGCTCGGCCACCAGGTTGCCCTGGGCTCGCAAGAAGAAAGCGATCTGCACGACCTTCACGCCGATGACTGCACCCCGGCTGAGGCTGTAACTGAGCTGCTGGCCCAGGCGGAACTGGCTCGCGCTGCATGACCGGCGATTCACTGAAGCACCTGGGCGACCGGGTGCTTTGGGAATCCACTGGAGGAACACGAAATGCCAAATTGGGTAACCAACAAGGTCAAGGCGCCGCAGGAAGTCATTCAGGCGATGCTGAATGAGGAAGGCCGGATCGACTTCGGAAAGATCATCAGGTTCGAGGGCGAGTTTCCATGGAATGGTGTGATTGGGGATGCTGAAACAGCTGCTGAGCATGTGCTTCGCGTGCCGGTCAGCGACCACCCGCTTGTTGGCGCCATGCAGTTGGAAAGCCGGAACCGCGTTGATCTGTCGAAGCTGAGCGATGAAAGCTTCGAACAGTTCGTGCAGATGCTGCGCAATCACCGGAAGACCGGCTTCATGCACAGCATGGACTTCGCCAGATCCGCCTGGGGCACCAAGTGGAATGCTTGCGAGCCGAAGGTCGATGGCCCTGAGTCGGCGAGCTTTGAAACCGCCTGGTCCTTCCCTGAGCCGATCTTCCTCAAGCTGAGCTCAATGTTCCCTGAGGCCACCATCGTGCTCACCTATGCCGACGAAGATATCGGCAGCAACTGCGGGACTGTGACCTTCAAGGGTGGCGAAGCGGTTTCTCGCGATGAGTCGGCTGGCTGGAACAGCATGTCAGAAGCTGACCAGCAGAAGTGGCAAGCCTTCGCTTACGAGGTGAAGGGCTGGGAGTCTTAGCCAGACGAAGACTGACCAACCAGCGCCACGTCAGCCTGACGTTAACTGCCCGATGCCCTGCTCCCCATCGCAGGCTGCATCGGTGTGTGATCTGAGTACCGTCACCCAGCGCGAGAGCAATGGACGGCAAACGTCATGCAGATCACACACCGATGCAGTTTTCATCGATTTAAAACGCATCACCGTTGGCCTTATGCAAGTTAAGGCTCACCGCAGCAAACATTAATCGACGTACACGCAGGCGAATCCGGGGCCTACCCGGCCAGGCCAGATGCATGTGAGGTAGCGCTCACCGCCTGCACCCCTTCCCTTCACATCGACCGCATTGGCAGGCGCCAGGCCACCTTTCACGGTGGGTTTGGTCACCCGCGCCTGGCTCTTGGCCAATGCGGCCGCATAACCCATCTGGAGATCGCCATGGGCGCACTTCAAGCAGCACAACGGCACTACGACAACCAGTTGCCTCCTCCGGTGAGCGAAACGCCGCAGGAGCGCACAGAGCGTCACTGGATCGAGGAAGGCGTCGACCAGCTCATGCGCGGCTCGGACTACCTGTTCCAGCGCCGCATGCGGCCGCAGCAGGGAGTGACCTACGAGCGGTTCGCCTTGGCCGTGGATGAGTTCGCAATGGATCGGCTTGCCCAGTCTCGCAGCAACTCTGCCTTGGGCCACCTGGTGCTGGACGGTCACCGCCGAAATGGCGCAGACGCTCAGATAAGCACGCACAAGCTGCTTTCAGTAGCCGACCCCGACGCCGCATTGCGCCAAATCGCTGCAGAGCTGCTGGCTCCCTTTGCTGAGCAAGGAATTCTGGCCCAGGCCGAGGAGGCGCAATGAGCCCTCACAGCTTGGCAGTCAGCGCCATCGAGGCCGCAATCGAAACGATGCTTTTGCCGGGCTCTGGCCCGGTGGAGGATGCCAAGGCAGAAACCCTGGTGGTCGCCTACTTCTCCCTCTTGGCCATCGACTCCAACGAGTTCAAACACTACTGCGAGCGCATCCGGCGTATTGCCGAACGGCGCAAGGAGGCAGCATGACCACGCCATTAATCACCACGCTCATCGACGAGCAGATCGCGGAACTGCCCGAGACTCAGGCCATGCCGGCCGACCGGGTGCTGATGCTGTTCAAGGGGCCGACCTTCGCCGCCGCGGTGAATGAGGCGGCGCTGGCCAGCATCGAGAACCCCGCTGCCTGGAAGTGCCGCGCCTGCATCTGCGGGGAGTGGACGGTCGGCTACGAGGTTCGGGCGTGACCTCCTACCAACGGGCCCGCCGCATCGCCACCTGGCGCGGCTCCTTCATCGCCCTCACCTTCTGCACCGGCTGGCTCCTCCTGAGCGCCCTGGCCGGCAACATCACTTCCTGAATTCACACCCGGTGCACGGCGGGCCTTCGGGATAACCGTACCCATTCGGGAGCGTAAGCGGCGAGAGCGCGCAACCATCCACCGCAGCCAAGGCTTGGAGCGTACCTCCGTGCCTGGGTGACCTGGCATTCCCTATTTCAACTGACGGCGCCGGCCTGGCGCGAGGTTTTCCAATGTCCGCAGAAACCGAACTGGCCGTCGTGCCGCCGAAAGAAACAGCCCTGCAGGTCTACCAGGCCCCCAATGGCCTTGACCCGTATCTCAAGCACATCCGCGATCAGATCGACACCTTCGTGCCGGACGTGAAAACGGCCAGGGGCCGCAAGGCCATCGGCTCCATCGCCTACAGCATCGCTCGGTCTAAGTCCGCGCTGGACGACCTTGGCAAAGAGCTCGTTTCGGAACTGAAGGAAATCCCGAAGAAAATCGACGCCGAGCGCAAACGCATGCGTGACACGCTCACCGCGTGGCAAGAAGAAGTCCGCCGGCCGCTGACGGAGTGGGAGGAAGCCGATAAGGCGCGTATTCAGGGTCATGAAATGCGCTTGCTTGGGCTGCGCGCTGAGGCATCGGACCTTGGCTCCTTGAGCAGCGAAGAATTGGCCGCCAGCATCGCCAGAGTCGAGACCGTGGCCCTGGGCGACATTTGGGAAGAGTTCGACGCCGAGGCTGGCCAGGTGAAAGACCAGGTACTGGCCGCGCTGCGTGAAGCTCTGACCGCGCGGCATAAGTACGAAGCCGAGCAGGCCGAGCTGGCCCGCCTGCGCCGCGAAGCAGAAGAGCGCGCCGAGCAGGACCGCATCCGCCTGGCACAGGAAGCTGCAGTCGAAGCTGAGCGCCAGCGTGTGGCCCAGGAGCAGCAGGCAGCACGTGAAGCCGCCGCCCGCCGCGAGCAGGAGCTGCTTGACCAGGCTGCCGCACAAGAGCGCGAAGCCGAGAACCAGCGCCTGCAACTCAAGCTGCAAGCCGAACAAGCCGAGCGCGCCCGGATTCAGGCCGAGGCCGACCGCGTTGCGGCCGAGCAGCGTATGGAGCAGGAACGCCAGGACGCTGCCCGCCGGCAAGAGGAGGCAGCCGAGCAGGCGCGCCAGGAAGAACGTCGCCGCGCCGATGCAGCAGCAACCGAAATCCTCCGGCAGCAAGAGGCCCGCGAGCGCGACAAGGCGCACCGGGCCAGCATCAATCGCGCCGCATTGGAGGCCTTCGTTGCCGGCGGCATGACCGAGGAATGCGCCAAGCAGGCAATCACCCTGATTGCCCAGCGCAAGATTCCCAACATCGCCATTACCTACTGAGGTACGCCATGAGCGCCACAGCTATCGCCGAGCACCGCGAGTCTCGGCAAATCGCCGCAGCTGCGGCCACCCCAGAAGCCACCGCCATGCTGACCATGGTGCAGCGGGCTGCGACCGATCCGTCGTTCGACGCCGAGAAGATGCAGACCATGATGGCAATGTACGAGCGGTACACTGATCGCTCTGCCGCCGCCGCATTCAACGCCGCGATGGTGCGCGCTCAGGCCGAGATCGGACCGGTGTTCCGCGACAAGTACAACAGCCAGACCAATAGCTCTTATGCTGCCCTTGAGTCGATCGACAAGAAGATCGCCCCAACCTACACGCTGCACGGTTTTTCCCTCTCGTTCGGTACCGATGACAGCCCGCTGGCCGGGCACATCCGCACCGTCTGCGACTGCATGCACGAGGCCGGGCACACCAAGCGCTACCACGTCGACCTGCCAATCGACTCGACCGGCATCAAGGGCAGCGTCAACAAGACCGGCGTGCACGCCAATGGCTCTACCTACAGCTATGCCCGGCGCTACCTGACGATGATGATCTTCAACGTCGTGCTGACGAACGAAGATAACGACGGGAACGGCGGCAATGAGCAAACCCAAAGCCTCGGTGAGCTTGTGAATGAGTGGATCCCGAAGGCCTACGCCGCTGACTCCAAAGACTCGCTCACGGCGGTCTGGCAGGCGGGCGTCAAGTTCGCCCAAGACCTAAAGGCCACTGACAAGAAAACGGCCGACGAGCTCTACGAGGCCTTGAAGGTAGCGGTTAGCGCTCGCGGCTCGCAGCTCAGCGCAGCCCCACAAGCAGGAGCAAGCCAATGATCATCGTCAATTGCACGCAGGGCTCGCCAGAGTGGCTGCAGGCCCGCGCTGGAGTGATCACCGCCAGCATGTTCAGCACCGCCCGCTCGAAGGTCAATGGGCTGACCGCGCAGCAGCAAACCTACGTCGACGCCATTCTGGCGGGGCACAGTGAAGCCAAGGCGCGCGATCTTGCCGGATACAAGGCTGGGCCAAAGGCAGAGGTTGTTCAGAGGGCGCTGGATGGCGAAAAGGTGGGCGAGCCATCGAATGCCGCCCTCACCTACGCCTTCGAGCTGGCCGTCGAGCGCATCGGGGGCGCCCCGCTCGATGGAGGGTTCGAGACCTGGCAAATGCGCCGCGGCCATGAACTGGAGCCGGAGGCCCGGATGGAGCACGAAATCCAGACGGGCCTGATCGTCACGCAGGTCGGCTTGGTCAAAACAGACGACGGCTCGTTCGGCGCCAGCGCGGACGGCTTCATCGGCGAAGACGGCGGCAGCGAGTACAAGTGCTTCCTGGCCCCGGACAAGCTCCGCGCCTTCCACATCGACAACGACGCCAGCGATGTCATCGACCAGGTGCAGGGCTGCATGTGGATCACCGGCCGGAAGTGGTGGCACATCGGGATGTACTGCCCCCTCCTCAAGCCGGTAGGCCGCCAGCTCTGGTGGCGTGAGTTCAAGCGCGATGACGACTACATCGAACAGCTTGAGCAGGACCTTTGGGAATTCAAGCTGTTGGTCGACGGCTTCGAGCAGCAGCTGAGGAGCAAAGCAGCATGAGAGGCGTCAACAAAGTCATCCTGGTCGGCACGTGTGGCCAGGACCCAGAGGTCCGCTACCTGCCCAACGGCAACGCAGTCACCAACCTCAGCCTGGCCACCAGCGAATCGTGGAACGACAGGCAGACCGGGCAAAAGGTCGAGAAGACCGAATGGCACCGCGTGGTGCTGTTCGGCAAGGTCGCTGAGATTGCCGGCGAGTACCTGCGCAAGGGCTCCCAGTGTTACATCGAGGGCAAGCTGAAAACCCGCGAATGGGAGAAAGACGGGATCAAACGCTACGCCACAGAGGTGCACGTCGACATCAACGGCACCCTGCAGCTGCTCGGGGGGCGGCCTGACAACCAGGGCGGCGGCCAGCAGCAGCGACCACCTCAACAACAGCGACAGCAGCCTCGCCAGCAGTACAACCAGCAGCACCAGGCGCCGCAGCAACAGAACCAGCAAGCAGGGTATGGGCCGGACTCCGAAAGCTTCGACGACGACATCCCGTTCGCCCCGCTCCACCACCTGGCGGGCGCATGATCGCCACCATGTCTCAGCCTGTGCCCGCCGTGAAGTACGCGGCGGCCATGGCCAGATCCACTGGTCAGCCTTGGGGCGTATACCGAGGAAACAAGCGTCTACTGGTGGTTATGCCATCTGGCTCGACGAAGAAAACGCCCATTGAGGTGTGCTACCCATGAGACGCATCCAGAAGCTCACGCAGCAGCGTCGCCGCCAGCTGCACATACACATCCCGCCCAGCGGAATCATGGAGGCGCCGTATGGCGATGTCACCCAAGGAGCGCGACGAGAAGCGGCGCGCCAAAGCTGCACGGTTGCAGGAAGAAGACCTACGCTTGAAGGTTCGACCAGGTACTAAACAGGCCCTGCTGGAGCTGATGGAGTGGGCCGGGATCGAGGAACAGGGCGAGGCGATGACGCTGATGATTCATCACATCGAAGCGCTCGGGCATCACGCACTATTCCGGATCGCGCGCCACGAAATCGAGGATCACCGATCTGTGGCGCGGACCGAGCCGCTGCGACTGTCAGCCAGGAAGCGAACCGGCCAACACCTGCGGGCGATCTGCGGCTGGGCAGACGCCACATACAGCCAGATGATCGAGGCACTGATCCACGGCATCCACGCCCTAGGCAGGCTGCACGCGTCGAAGTTTCTGACCCCGCCGCGGCACGAAATCAGCATCTCACCGCGCCTGGCCCTGGCCTTCGACCGGAAGAGCATGCTGATGATTCAGCAGGATCCCGGGGACGAACTGATTTCACCGCCGACCATCTGACCGGGATTACAGCCGCTTCATTACACGCTTTGCATTCTCAGCACAGAAGTTGTACCAGTCGTTTGAGGCCTGAGTGGATTCGGCGTTAAGCGTCAGATAGTGCTCGACAGCACCCGGCGCGGATAGGCTTGGATCTGCCGCCCGAAATGCCTTTGCCACCTCCAAGTGCTTGTTAAATTTGGACTCGAGGGCAATTGCTCGACTTACATACTCATCTCGTGTCACTGATATCTCCTAGATCTGGCCTAAAGCCGGTGACTTTCATACCTTTATTCAACCTCAGATCACCTAGGTTCGAACTCATGATCGTCAGAGGAAGCTGGAGCTGGAGCTGGAGCTGGAGCTGGAGCTGGAGCTGGAGCTGGAGCTGGACAAGGCTCAGAGTACACATGCACCTGATCAAAATTCTTTGCACAAGCGTTGGCGGCCGCCCGACTCGGGAAAGACATACCCGACTCGGGCAGCCCTGGCCCACGAACAAACCATTCAACTACGGTGTAGTTACCATCAGGTCCAAGCTCTTTCCATTCGGTGACAGTGAAGCCACCCGAACCGCCTACTACAGCTCCCCAGCATCCCATTAGCACTCTCCTCGTTTGGTAAGCAGCGAAGCATACCAGCAAGAATCACTGCGCGGCGCTGGCCGCCAGGCGCCTTCCCCTATTCAACGATAACGCCTCCCCGGCGAGGACCGCCCATGTCTGCATTTCAGAAAAAGAACCCGCTCGACTTCAAAACCCAGTACGGCCTTGGCTTCGATCCGCAAGACGATGAGATCGTGGTGGACTTCTTCTGCGGTGGCGGCGGCGCCGGTACCGGGCTGGAGATGGGCCTGGGCAGGCCGGTGACGGTGGCCAAGAATCACAGCCCAGCGGCCATCAGCATGCACACTGCCAACCATCCTGCAGCCCGCCACTTCACCACCGACGTGTTCGAAGGTGACCCGGACGAGGAATGCCAGGGCCGGCCGGTTGGCTGGTTCCACATGAGCCCGGATTGCACGCATCACAGCCAGGCGGCAGGCGGCCAGCCGCGCAAGCGCGAGATCCGCAACCTGTCGTGGATTGGCCTGAAGTGGGCTGGCATGAAGAAGCCTCGGGTGATCAGCCTGGAGAACGTGAAGCAGATTTTACAGTGGGGTCCACTGATCGCGAAGCGCGACAAGGCCACCGGGCGGGTGATGAAGTTGGACGGGACCGTGGCTGCCATCGGCGAGCGCGTGCCGGTACAGCAGCAGTTTCTGGTGCCCGACCCGAAGCGCCGCGGCATTACCTGGCATCGGTTCGTGCAGTTGCTCGAAGGCATGGAGTACCAGGTGGAATGGCGCGTTATCAAGGCCTGCGACTTCGGCGCGCCGACCAGCCGCGAGCGCCTGTTCATGATCGCCCGCTGCGATGGCCAGCCAATCGTTTGGCCGGAGCCTACCCACGCCAAGCACCCAGTCAAGGGCCAGCAGAAGTGGCGCACCGCCGCCGACTGCATCGATTGGAGCGTGCCGAGCAAGAGCATTTTCGGCCGCAAGAAGGACTTGGCCGCCGCCACCCTGCGCCGGGTCGCCAAGGGCATGAAGAAGTTCGTGCTGGACAACCCGCAGCCCTTCATCGTGCCGATCGCGAACTGGTCGGGCGAATTGGCTCAGTCAGCCCAAGAACCGCTCCGCACCGTCACCTCCTGGCCGCGCGGAGGCAGTTTCGCCATGGCCAGCCCTACCTTGGTGCAAACCGGATACGGTGAGCGTGTGGGGCAGCAGCCGCGAGTTCCTGGCTTGGACCAACCGCTGTGCACGGTCGTAGCCGGCGGCGTGAAGCACGCGCTGTCCAGCGCGGTGATCTTACCCGCCACCCATCAGGGCGCCGACCGGGTGAATGACCCTAGCGAGCCGCTGCCCACGGTCACAGCTGCCAACCGGGGCGAGCTGATGATGGCCAGCCCAGTGATGGTAGGGGCCGGCGGCCCGGTGTATGCCGGTAACCCGGTATCTGCCGACCAGCCAATGGGCACGCTGATGACCCGCAGCCATCGGGCGTTGGTGACAGCATTTATCGAGCAAGCCAACGGCGGATTCAACACCACCCCGGCCCGAAGCTTGGAAGACCCCATGAGCACGGTCACCAACACAGGAAGCCAGCAGCGCCTGGTGACTGCCAGCCTGGCCACGCTCCGGCGTAACTGCGTAGGACGATCCGTTGATGACCCGGTACTGACCATGACAGCCGGCGCCGAGCATCACGCTCTGGTCGAGTACAAGCTATCGCCGGAGCACGAAGAAGGCGCCCTACGCGTCGCCGCATTCCTCATCAGCTACTACGGCACAGAGAACATAAGCGCCTGTGACGCCCCGGCCCCGACAGTCACCACCAAGGACCGCCTGGGCCTGGTCACCGTCTTCGTGAAGGGCACACCCTACATAATCGTCGACATCTGCCTGCGCATGCTGCAACCGCACGAGCTGTACCGCGCCCAGGGCTTCCCAGCCAGCTACATCATCGACAAAGGTGCCGACGGCAAGCCGTTCACGAAGACCGAGCAGGTGCACATGTGCGGCAACAGCGTCAGTCCGCCACCGATGGCCGCGTTGGCCCGAGCCAACAACCCTTGGAGATTCGAAAAAAATCGGTCAGAAGCAGCATAAATCAGTGCTCCAGAACCGCAAAGCCCACTCATAGAGTGGGCTTTGTGGAGAGGACGGGATTCGAACCCGTGGGCCGGTTTCCCAGCCGCCGACTTATCAGGTCGGTGCGATAGACCACTCTGCCACCTCTGGAAAGCGAGTGCTTTCCGCAGGAGGCTGAGCGATCGCAACTCTACCAAGGCCCACGAAAAGTATCAATAGGCCATCACCCTGATGGTATCCCCATGCCCACAGAAAACCGATCCAGCAACACAGAGATGGTCAGCGTGCCCCGCCAGCAGCTGCAGGCCTGGCAAGAGCGCTTTTCGAAAGCGCAGATGTTCCAGCAGTCTACCGAGATCCAGGCAGCAATAGCCCAGCCAGCCTCGCAGCCCGACGCCGAGCCGATAGCGTGGATGGTTGGTACTGCCTTCTGGTGGACCAAGGAAGAGGCAGAGCGGGATGCGGTGGCGACTGGACTGCCGATTGTTGGCCTCGGCCCGATGACGGTCTCGAGCGCGGCGGCTGAATCGATCCCCGAAGGCTACTGCATCATGCCCAGGCGGCTCACAGCCGAGAATGGCGCCAAAGCCCTCTTGCTTGGCGAGTTCAAGCTGGAGGTAACCCGCGAATGCCCTGAATGCCTCGACCTGGACGAACCAGCAGAGGGCTGCGAGATCTGCGATGGAGCGGGTGAGTATGGCCAGTGCCACATGATCCCTTGGGACAAGATCAAGTTCATCTACAGCGAGGCCGTGAAGGGCCTGGCGCTCAAGCAGTAACACCGCCCCACTGTAATCCCTCTCACCTCTATTCACTGCCGCGCTAATAATGAATATATAGGCACCATGAAACCCATGAACATACACAAGCCAGAGGCAATATTGCTTACACGCTCAGTCATCACTATAAGCCTGGAAAGCTCTAAGTAGTGGCCTTGGAAAAGTCTGCCTCTAGCTTTTTCGCACCTTCTACCTACGAATCTAAACCCGGCAGAACATGCGGGTAATCCAAGGTTCCAGATATCAATTTCCAAGCTATTGGAAAGCGAAACCCAACCGCAGATAGCCATGCAAACGCTAATTACGCCTATCGCAAGCCATGAAAAGATAAGCCCAAGCCATTGCGCGCCTCTTGAAGCACAGTGTTCTTCACCAACCATGAAACTTCCCATTTCAACTCCTACCAATCATGTTCTCGAAGACAAGGGAAAAGCTAGCCCACTTGGCAAAGACAATCAACTAATCATCAGACAATTTGCACTGCCAGACTTTAACATCTGGCGCAATAATAACTATACGTGCAATTCAGGCAACTATGGAGAATCAAAGTAAAGCTTGATGCCCAATAGTTAATAATCAAATTATTAAACCATCTTAGCGCCTGGACGCTGGATTGATGAGAGGTATGAGCTGTGAGCAAGCCAGCCCGCAAAGACATTCTTGACGAAATGACCAAGGAAGACCTGGTGGAATGGATCAGGTCGCATCATTTCTTTATGAAGCCCAAAAAGAGCGACGTGCTGTACCTGCGCTGGAATCGGCAATCGGCGGCGGTCATTGCTGAAATGGAAAAGGAGAACCGCGCCCTTGACCACTTGGACTTCGGCGAGCGCGATCGGCTGGCCAAGCAGTTCAACGCTTCGAAAGATCCGAATGAACGCCTTCGACTGATCGAGAAAATCGAGCCGTATGACAAGGCCATGAGAGATCACCTGAGCCGCTCCGAAGCGATCAACCGAAAGCAGAAGAGAGTGGACGCTCTCTACGAGCAGATCGACGTGGAGCGGCAGAAGGAGCGCCGGGTATGACCGACCTGATCGAAGTGAAGACGGCAGACCTGGTGGGCGAAGCGCTGGGCTGGGCCGTTGGCAAAGCCGAAGGGCTGAACCTTGAACTGGTCCCGCCGCAGTACGGCAACCCCTGGCGGGTGTTCGCACGGTATCAGGGCCAGGCCATCGAGCACACCAAACGCTACAACCCGTGGGAAGACTGGGCGCTGTGCGGCCCGCTGATTGATAAGCACCACGTTCAAACCAGCTTCAATGGAAGCGGCTTCAGTCGCAGCCCTACCGGCGAGTACTGGTGCGCCTATGTGTGCAAGCCGACCGGACAGCAGGAGCTCCCAAGTGGTGGCGGCCCTAATGCACTGTCTGCCGCCTGCCGAGCGATAGCACAGGCCAAGCTCGGCGATACCGTCCAGGTGCCCAAGGAGCTGATGCCATGACCGAACAAAGCACAAAGGAATTCTACTCTGTAGATCAAGCCTCTCAGCATGCTGCTGAATGGTGCAAACGCAATCCCGCATGGCGCCGGATCTGCGATATCCCGGATATCTCCGTGTTCGAAAAAACCTACGCTGAGATCCCTAAGCGCGAGCGCGCCTACTGGGAAAAGAACGGCGGCGAAGAATGCTGGCGTGAATTCGGGGCCGGGGGAACCAAGGTGCCTACCGGATTCATCTCTGGAAAGGGCGAGTTCTTCGACCACGTCCTGAAAGTGCCACTCCATCACAACATGATGATGGTGTACCGCGTCGGCAAGAGGTGGAAGCCATGATCGCGGTAGCCTACATGGCCTACCTGATCTACAGGGGGCCGCGATGAGCCGATTCATTGCAGTGATCCACGGGTGGCACGTGGAAAGCAACGGATTCAACGTTCATGACCTGGTCGCAACCGATCAGCAAGCAGCCGACGACGAAGCATTGCTGCTGGCGGCGCGGCGCAGAGACACCTTCGACCGAACAGCCTACGTGGTGGTCGAGGTAGATGACCGCGAGCACCTCCCCCGGCGCCTGACCTGGCGCGAGCGGCTGACTGGCCGAATCGAATAACCCCTCCCCCTACAACTCAAGCCCGCCGACATGCGCGGGCGAGGATTCGTCATGCACAAAGTATTGCTACGCGAAGTCGCCATTGACTGCATTTCCGACATGGCCCAACACCTGCCAGAAGGCTGCGAACTGTTCGTCATCGCCTGCCGCCCTGGTAAGGACGACTTCGACCTGGTGCTGCCGTCGCCTGAGGCAAACCTGAATAACGCTCTTGATGCCCTCCGCCGCCAAGGCCTGAGCATCGACGGCGCCAACATCTACAAGCAGGCCGTGTGCGATCTGGCTGTCGGCGCCATGGCCATGGGCAAGCAGAACAGCAACCCACCGCCAGCCGGCCACTGGGGGCAGCAGTTCTGGGACATCGGCCGGGCCGAGGGCGCCCAACGCGATGATCTGGTGGCGGCCCTAGAGCACCTGGTCACCGTCACAACGCCCGATGCCAATGGCCAGATCGGCGCCGAGGAAGAACACCTGGCATCCCTCAAGCATGCGCGCGACATCATCAGGCTACACCGCGGCTGACCACCAACCTGCCGCCACCGGCGGCGTGGAGACCATCCCATGGATATCGAAACCACCGGTGACGTCGACAAAGTCACCGAGCAACGACTAGCCGAACTGATCGGCTGCACTAAACGCTCCCTGGAGCATCGGCGCCTGGATGGGAAGATCCCCGAGGGCGTCTGGATGAAGCATGGCGGCCGGATCATCTACAGCAAAAAGAGGTATGACGAATGGCTGGAAAGCCAATGGGTTTACCCCGTGGGGTCGAAATCTTCCGCAACTCCCTCCGCATTCGTTTCACATGGGACGGTATCCGTCGATGCGAAACGCTCCCCTATCCCCCGACACAAAAAGGGATCAAGGCTGCATCCAACCTTCGCGATCAGATAACCAGCCTCAACAAGCTCGGCCTCCTTGACCAGGACAAGTACGCAGAGCTGTTCCCCAGCTCACAGGCTGCGGTCGGCGGTAAGCCGACCTTCGGCGAGTATGCCCAGCTCTGGCTCGACGGCCGGGAAATCACCCAAGGCACGCACAACAACTACAAAAGCGCCCTGAACCTCTACTGGGTACCGCGACTGGCCATGGTCCGTGTCGACCTGATCACGACCAATCTACTACGTCGCGTCATCGCCGAAACCGAATGGACCTCCCCAAACGTGAAGCGCAATGCGATCACCAGGCTGTCCACCATCCTTAATGCAGCCACCCGGGAAGGTCTGCTTGCGAAGAATCCCGCCGAGCTGATTGACCTGCCGAAGCGCTCGAAGAAAGAGATCGATCCTTTCACCCTGGCAGAAGCCAACACCATCCTCGACAAGCTGTACCAGCACAAGCACTGGCCGAGCCTCATCTACGCCGCTCTGTTTGAATTCATGTTCTTCACCGGCCTCCGCCTGTCGGAGGCCTTGGCCGTGCGTTGGGATGTGATAGACATGGAGAGGAGAACAGTACACGTCAAACGGACCGTCGCCTTGGGCGAGGTTGAGGAAAGGACGAAAACCGGGCGGGATCGCTTCGTGCTGCTGAACGATCGGGCGTTGCGGGCAGTCCAGTTCGCCAGGCAGTACGCGGATCGCCGCCGGGATGGCAAGGGAGCGGTGACCGAAACGCCGTTCCTGTTCCCGCCGTCAAAGAACGCCGAGTACGTGAAACAGACCTCCGATCTGCATAAACAGTGGGTGCCGGTGCTGAATGAATTGGGGATCAGACGTCGCCCCCCATACAACTGCCGCCACACCTATGCGACAATATGCTTAATGTCCGGTCTCAACCCCGCATTTATCGCCCAACAGCTGGGTCACAGCGTGCAGATGCTGCTGTCGACGTATGCCCGTTGGCTTAACTCAAGCTCCGATTGGAGCGAGCTGGAAAAACTCAAGATTGGTATCAAATCGGTATCAGCTGAAAGCCCAGCGTCGTAA